CTTGCTCCCGATTCGGTGGGTTTGTTCTTCTCGATAGACTCTGCTAGCCAGCGCTGTAGCGATTCCTCGTAAATGGTTTCGCCCTCGCAGTGATCCAGCAGGTAGCCAACGAATTGATCGAACACCTTGAGCTCCGCATTCCGCTGCTCGGCGGCTGTCAGGCTTTTCAGCAAGTGTTGTGAGCCCTCCTTGAAGTGGGCCAGCTCTCCCCGCAGCGCAGCCATTTCAGCTTCTCGCTCGTCACCATGATCGCGCTGGTTTTGAAGCTCTTCGCGAAGTGCTGCTTCTCGACTCTTCACGGCAGCCAGTTCGGATTGGGCGGCGTCGTAGTCGGATGCGCGAACCATTTTTGTCCAGGCAGAATTCGGATATGGACCGATCAGGCAGCGGTAGCGCTGCACTTCTGGTGTCGCAGTCTTACAACTACAGGCCAATCGGCCTTGGTTACAATCGCAAATACTCATATCCGAACAACTCCCTGGCAAGTGGTTTGTCTACTGGCATGGACAGTGGCACCGTTACGGCTGACCAGCATCCCCTGGCAACCGCGGCAGATCCCGACCATCTGCTCACTGTCGGCCTGCTTTGCATATTGTGGCCACTTCTTGGCGGAACAGGTCGGGCAACCGCACTCCGTACCAGGTTCGCAGCGATCGCGGCAGCAGCGGATCATGGCTTCACCGAGATCGCTGGGCGCCAGCCTGCATCGACAACACGCTCGAACATTTCAGCGTCCTCACGCGAGCAAATGCCAGGACGCCCAACCTCATGGGCCAGCTGACCTATGAGCTCTTCGCGATTCATCGTCAAAAAAAACCGAAGCGCTTCAGGCTCAGCTGGCTTGTACGGCTCAAGCGTCCGCAGCGCGTGGTGCATCGCCACCGCGTTGGATTTTGATGGCTTGGTGAACAGAACCAGCGTTTGCAGGGCGGCTCTCAATTCGTTGCGCTGACGTTCCAGGTTAGCCACGCCGCCGGCTGTTGCATTGAGTTCCAGAACCTCAGTGCTGATGTCTTCGCAAGCCTTGAGGCAGGCGGCAATGCGCCGCTGGTCATCGGTTGTATCATCGGCGGCCCAGCCCATCACTTTGTATTTCAGGAAGTCGCCGGCCCGTGCAGCAACTTCGCAGTGGGCTTTATTGATGCCGTAGGTTGTGCAGTGCTCACCATGCGGATCTGGAGCGTCACCAACCTTGCGAGCTATAACGATCACCTGGTCGTAGCCGTAATCCTTGGCGATGCGCTCGGCGGCAGATATCGGAATTGTTTTCATTGATCTTCCTCTACGTGGCAGCCCGGTTATCAGGCGCTCAGTGCGTCCAACATCAGAATTTGTGCGTCGATCAGCTTGGCCACGGCCTTGACCTTGGCATTGCCGTACATCTCCAGCTGCTTGAACACGGCGCAGTAATACCAGAGCGTCTGGTCACGGGTGCAGTTGAACAGGCTCATAACGTCCTCGCCCCGCTTCAGGCCTTCGACGCTATCGGTGATGTTGGCCAGCTTGTCGCAGGCGATGATCAGTAGCGCATCGCCCGGGTGGTTCTTGATCCCGTCGATGTAGTAGTTCTTCCGATCCTGCCAAGGGGCTTTGGCTTCACCGGTGGCTGGCGTGCAGTCGCTGCAGGCCTGGACCAACCGCCGAACATGCTTGCCACAACTGAATTCGATCACCATCGCGTAATCAGCGCCGCAGTCCTCGATCACGTCGTGCAGCCAGGCCGCGGCGATCTGTTCCAGCGTTCCGCCGTGCTGCATCACCAGGGTGGCGACCTGCATTGGGTGGAGAATGTAAGGGGTGCTGCTCTGTTTCCGGGTCTGGCCGCTGTGCGCCCGAGCCGCGATCGCGATAGCGTTCTCGACGGTGTACTTCTTTTGAGTAGGGTTCATGTCGCGTTCCTTTTTCTGTCTGTAGCGCCAATATATTGCACTCATAACAACAATGCAATTGTTTGCTGCGTCGTGACCATAAGGTGCCTGGAGAACTCAAAGGACACCTGCATGTCACAGTTTATCGACGTTTCAAGCGTTCCAGACCATGCCTTCGACCAGGGCATCGAGGCGATGTACAAGGCGATTGGCGAAGGTGGCGACGACGGCACTACGCGACCGCACGAGTCCCCCTTTGTCCGTGAGCTGATCGAGCGTTTCACTCAGCGCGGCCTGTTGCAGATTCATGGCGTGCAGACTGAGCTGGACGAGTGGATCAAGGGCGAGCACTTCCGGCCAGGTGCTGAAGTGCCGGCCGCGTTTGCTGGCGGGATCCTGAAGTGGACGCCCGACGAGTTGCGCCTGGCGAAGCTCTACCTGGAATCAATTCCCCCGGCCCAGTTCGGCATTGAGGACTGGTCGCTGCTGGTCGACTACATTGCTCAGCGCTACCTTCCGCCGGAGTTCGCCCGTACCGCAGCCGAGTGGATGGCGACCAAGTCGACGATCATGGGCAAGGTGCAGGAAGCCAAACCAGAATTGGAGGCGCCGGCTGTGTCGGTGCTGCTGCCAGCGATCCCGGAAACGTCGGCGGCGGCTGAGGCGATGTTTGGTCTGAATCGCTCACAGCGGGCGATCATGGACTTCGGTCAGGCGCGCTGTGCTGAAAACATCACCGGATTGACCGACAGCCTTCGCCACCGGATCAAGCGCGTGATCCTGGCGCACCAAGAGGCAGAGTTCATCGGCGACTCCGCGGCGACCGCTTCCAGCCTGCAAACGCAGCTGCTCGACGAGTTCGGTCCGTTGAATCGCGACTGGCGCCGTATCGCCATGACCGAGGCGTCGGAAAACTCCAATCAGGGGTTTATCGCGGCGCTGGATCCGGGAACCATGGTTCGGCGCCAGGAACGCTACCAGGGTGCGTGCGCGTTCTGCCGCAAGATCGACGGAAACGAGTTCAAGGTCGTTGACCCGGCGCAGAAGATCAAGAATCCGGAAACGGATGTGTGGGTGGGTAAAACCAACATCGGCCGGTCCGCTTCGCCAATGAAGCGCGTCAACGGTGCGCTGATGCCGCGAAACGCCGCTGAGCTGTGGTGGCCCGCTGCTGGGGTGCAGCATCCGCATTGTCGGGGAATCTGGATCATCATCAAGCAGCGCGAGAAGGCCGGCGACGCGAAGTTTAGCGCCTGGCTGGATGAAAAGCTGAAGGCGCCAGCCAGACCTGTCGTGATTGCAGACTAACGTTCACAGTTTCGATCGGTCCGGGGATGCTCGCAGATGAGTTTGGTACAGCAATTGGTAATGCCAATGGTGATCGGCCTCGTCATGCCGATTGACCGGGTGCGTGGCGGTGCCAGTCCACCGCCTGCACCGACCACTGCGTTTTTCACCTCAGCACAATTCTCCCCTGGCTTCAGCGGCTCGATCAGCACTACCAAGAACGCGGCCAAGGTCTACGCCCGCGGCGCGCTGACTCTGTGGTCTGGTTTCATCGCCGGTACCGAGGCCAAGCTTACCGCACCGACCGACGCTGGTGACTACGACGGTTCGTTGCAGGTCGCGATTGACGGCGGCGCCTTCACCAGCGCTGCTCGAGCCGGTTCGGTTTACACCCTGTTCACTGGTCTGGCGCACGCCAACCGTTTTGTCGAAGTCCGTTGGGTCGTGCAGATGGGCGATGCGCCCTATATTGCCTCGTCCGGCAACGTGCTCGAAGTCACCGGCCAACCTCCGTCGATCAATCCGTCGATCAACCGGGTAGAGGCTGGGGCCAGCTCGTCGACCGGACTCTTTTCTGGCGCGCTGATCCCTAACAGCGCCACCTACACGCCGCAATTGCAGGCACCGTCTGGCACGGTATACGGCTCCAACGTCGGGTCAATCAAGCTGCGTGGTGCCTTCACTCGGTTGGTGGTGTCGGTCAACGGCATCCGCAAGATCGGTGTCAGCAAGAACGGTGCAGCGCCGGTGTTCTACTCGGTAGCCGATGAAACCGATAGTCCAGTGCGGGTGATGGTCGTGCCATGTGACGGCTCAGATGCCATCTACAACGTCTGGGACAGCGGCAACATTTTAAACACTGGCGGTCACTTCTCGGTGTCGGGCAACTCGACGCTGCTCGACATTGGCCCGATGTGGCGGATGCACATGTTCGGCGATTCGATTGTCTCGGGGGCAGGGCCTGGCGCCACTGCGGTGGATTCTGAGGTAATGTCCCTCGCTGCTACCCTGGGCGGGGTCGGCACCACCATCGGAGTCGCCGGCCAGACCATCGCCGGCTGCATGACGATGCTCGACAATACCTTGCCCCTGCTGACGGTGGAGGATGACGACGTAGCGATCCTGTCTATCGGCGGCAACAGTGCCGCGGGCGGGATCGACGCACAGAAGAAGGCCGACTACCTGGCCTGCATCAACAAGCTACGGGCCAAGGCGTACCGCAAGATCATCTGTCGCGGCATCCTGCCAACGCCGGACGGCTCAGACACCCGCGCCATCTATAACGTCGAGCTGCAGTCGGTGGTGACGGCCTTGGGTGATCCGCGCGTGGTCTGGATGGACACCAGTACCTGGGTCGGCTATGCGACGGTGGATAACACCCATCCAACGAACGTCGGCTATCGAACGATCTATAGCTATGAACTGCCGGCCGTCGCGGCAATCTTGGGCCTTTGAGGAATCGAAATGACTATTATCTTCGCAAGTAAAACCACCGTGGCGCCGTCTGCCGATCAGGATGCTGCCGGGCCGGTGGCCCTGATTGCCTCCGGCTCATTCGGCGGCGCAGTGCTATTGATTGAGGTCCGATCGGACAGTCAAGCGTATGTGCCGCTGTATCAGTTCACTGAGGCCGGCGCGGTTAAGTTGGCGATGGTGACCGGTCAGCAATGGCGAGCCAGCCTGAGCAATGTCAGTGCTCTGACCTCGGTTAACCTGTCCGCGCTGGCGGGGTGACCAATGTCTGATTGGATGAAAGAAGGGTTCAGGGCGATCCTCATGCAGAATCGGCGCGCCCAAAATCCGGCATCGGCCCAGGTCGAAGCGCTGAGCTCCGTCGGCGGCAGTGTCCAGGCCGAAGGCGACACCAGCAAACTCAAGTTCGCCGGCTTCAACCTGGTGATCGAGAATCCGGCTGGGACCATCCGCGAAGGTGTGGACGAAACCGGCAAGGCCTGGCGGACTGAGTTTGCCCACGCCTATGGCGAGATCACCGGCAGCCTGGGCGTCGATGGTGATCCGGTGGACGTGTACGTGGGGCCAGACGAAGGCGCCACCGAGGTCTACATAGTCCGCCAGATGAAGCGCAAGCAGTGGGATCAGTTCGATGAGGACAAGTGCTTCATTGGCTTCGCCAGCATGGAAGAGGCGAAGATGGCCTACCTCAACCACTACGATGACCCTCGGTTCTTTGGCGGGATCATCGCCATGCCGATTGAGGAATTCAGGACCAAGGTCTACGCGACCAAGCACGCCCCGCAGATGATTAAGGCGCTGCTGTTTGTGAAGGCGCACGTCGCCGCACACACGCGCAAGCTGAAATCGGGCAAGGTAGTGAGCGTCGATGCGTACAGCACCAAGGTGGTGGCCCAGGCCAAACCTGGTGACACCAGCGGACATCCGGATCTCTTCGCACAAGCCCCAGCCAAAAAACCGCACGCGACCGAAACCGAGGCTTTCCGTAAATGGTTCGGCGATAGCGTGGTGACTGATGATTGGGAGCAAGGTGGAAAACCCCGCGTTTTGTATCACGCAACCCCGCATGACTTTACGGAGTTCAAGCCAGGTGGCGGACCTCGTGAAGATGGGAAGTGGCTGAGTGGTCCTGCAATATTCCTGAGTCCAGATCCGAAGCGCCAGCCAGCCGCGCACAACATCGGCGGCTACCAGGGCAACTTCAAAGAGGGCACGCGGGTTATGCCGCTCTACGCCAGGATTGAAAACCCGCTCTACCTGGACGAGTTCAATATCCACGAGATGCGTGATCGCTGGACGAAGGATAACAAAGGTGAATTCCCTCAATGGATGTCGCCTACAACGGTCGACCACCTGAAGGCATCCGGATTCGATGGCATCGTATATTTCAGAACCAGCCATGACGGGGAGGATCAGCACGAGGTGATTGTGTTCGATGCGAACCAGGTGAAGTCGGCGATCGGCAACAACGGCAATTTCGATCCGGCGCACCCTGACATGACCAAGGCGCTGATCGTCTGTCGCCGCGATTGACCTAACCCCTTCGTGACGGCACCATCCCGCAACAAATCGGACTGGTGCCCTCATGCTGCTTATTCTGTTCAAAGACCTCCTTAAAGCCCAGCAGCTTGGCCTATTCGCCAGTCCGACGCTGGTGGCGCCGCATGTCCGCAAGGACGGAACCCTGGTCAACGCGCACATTCGCGTGGTGAAGAAGCGCCCGACCGTGCCGCTGAAAGGCCGCATCACCTCAGCACCGCGCCCGCATACGCCTGATCTGTTCGCTACCCATGACGAGCCTGTGGTGATCGGCCACACCCGCGATTTGTTCGACAGTGCGCCAGCGCCCCGAGCTGCTCAACCTGACCTGTTCGCTCCCGCAGTAGAAGCCCCGAAAATCAAGGCACCTGAGGTCAAAACCCCCGAGCCCGCTCCCACGGCACCGGACGACGTAAAGTGGTTCGGTAGCCAGGAGAAAGCAGACGCCTGGATCGGCAAAAAGAAGCTGTCCGACACGCATGAAGTTGTCGCGGTTGGTCGTCGCTTCGAGATCCATCCGCGGGCAACTGTCAAGGAATCCTCGGTAGTTGCTCCAGTCGTCAAGCCTCAAGTGACAACTGAAGTGTCAACTGCTCGCCAGCCTGGCATCAATTACGACGGGCATTTTTCCCCTTCTTCTATCGCGCCGTTCGGCGTGAGCGCTGGTGTGACCAAGGGCGAGCGGATCCGCATCAACAACGAAGCGCACAGCCTGATCAATCGTGGCGGCCCATTCAGCGACGATGAGCGCGTCACCCTGAGCCAGTACAGCGGCAACGGCGGCGTGGGCGATAGCCTCAACGAGTTCTACACCGATACGCGTGTGGCCGCCGGCATGTGGAAGGTGCTGCATGACCTGGGCCTGCCTGAAGGCGCGCAAGTCCTGGAGCCTTCGGTGGCCACCGGCGTGTTCATGCACACCGCGCCCGACGGCGTGAAAGTGGTGGGCGTGGAACTGGACGGCATCAGTTCTCGGATTGCCCGGGCACTGCACGGCGCTGACCATGAAGTAAACAACTCCAGCCTCGAGCGCTTCGCGACGCAGGACGATCGCCAGTTCGACGCCGTCATTGGTAACCCACCGTTCGGTCTGCGCGGGGCACTGATCAAGGACGACAAACCGCACCTGGCCACCGCCGAACAATACTTCATCGACACCGCGCTCGATAAGACCAAGGCCGGTGGCGTGATCGCCCTGATCTTGCCGTCGGGCGTGATGGACTCGAAAACCGGCCGGGCTTTCCGCCAAACCATCCTGACCAAGGGCGAGTTCATCGGTGCCCAACGCATGCCGAACACCGCGTTCGAGCACGCGCACACCGGCGTGACCACCGACGTGCTGTATCTGCGCAAGCGTCCGGATGACGTGGCGATGGCGCTGGGCACGCTCGATGCCAGTCAGCTGCGTGAGCTCGGCGTGCTGGATGACGAATTCCTGGCCGGCTCCTACTTCACCGGTACCGGCGCTGAGAATGTGTTGGGCACCATGACTGAAGGCTGGCGGGCCAAGGCCGGGATGGGCAACGACATCACCGTCGAAGGTTCGATGCAGGGCGTGCCGGAGGCGATCGCCGCATTCAAGCCTGCGCCGGTAGCGGTCGGTCCGAGCATGGCTGACGTGCTGGCGGTGCTTCCCGAAGGCCAGGCCCGCGATCGCGCCTTGTCCGCTGCTGGGAAAAAGGCTTATGCCGAGGCCCGTGTCGGCGACACCAAGGTGGTCGATGGCGTGACCTACGTCCTGCAGGGTGATCCACCGCGCTGGAATCGCATGGATGATCTGATGCAGAAACCGTCAGTGGCCGATGCGTTGCCACTGGCCGAGGACATTGATCGGCTGATGAATGGGCAAGCGGTCGATCGTCCGGCGCTGGAGGCCGCGGTGAATGCCTACATCGAAGCCTACGGAATCCCGTCCAAGAACAAAGACCTGATGATGGCGGCCGGCTCCGACAAGCGACTGTATCGCCTGGTGGGCGCGATCAAGCCTGACGGCTCGCTGTCCGACGTGGTGACCGGTTCCACGCGCAAGCAGGAAGCCACGCTGGATGGTGCGGCGCAGGCGCTGGCAGTAGAGCACGGCACCTTCACGCCGGCTGAGCTGGCCGCACGCTGGGGCAAGGGTGACGCCGAGGAAGCGCTTGATCACCTGTACGCCTCGAAGTCCTACGCCTTGCTGCCCGACGGCAACTGGACCACCACCGACGCATACCTGTCAGGCGAGTTGTGGCCGAAGCTGGATGCTGCCCGGGCCGCCATGCTTAACAGCGAGCTGAGCCAGATCGACCGCGCCAAGTTCGAGCAGCAGGCGCAGCAGCTGGAAACCGTGATCGATCCGGCCTCGATCGATGACGTCGATATCGCCGTCAACCAGGCCTGGATCCCGCTGTCGATCATCAGCGAGTACTTCACCGAGAAAAACGCCAACGGCAACGAGTGGACCAAAAAACTGGCACCGGTCGAAGTGACCTATGCCGATGGCATCTACACCGTCAGCGGCGGCAACGAGTACGGCGAGACCAAGCTGCTCGACACCTACCTCAACCGCACCGGCGTGCGCAAGGATGACAAGGCCACGCTCGAGGCGATGAATCGCGACTTCAAAACCTGGGCCCTGACGTCCGGCCACCGCGACGAGCTCGAAGACCTGTACAACCGCAAGTTCCGCGGCTTTGCCGAACGCACCTATTCGGAAACCCCATTCGAGATCCCCGGCCTGAATGCTGACGGCCTGAAGACCTACCAATACGCCGGCCTTCGCTGGGCCATGGACACCGGCAAGGGCATCATTGCTGCCGACGTGGGCCTGGGCAAAACGGCGCGCGGTCTGATCCTGGCGAAGATGGCCAAGGCTGACGGCAAGGCTGAGCGGCCGATGATCGTCGTACCGAAATCGGTCCTGGCCAACTGGTATGCAGAAGCCGAGAAATGGTTCCCCGGTTCGCGTGTGCTGACCATCGGCGAGAGTTATTCGCGTGATGAGGACGGCAAGCTGATCGGCAAGCAGGACACCGTGGCCGAGCGCAAGCGCAAATACCACGACATGACCCAGAACGATTACGACTTCATCCTGATCAGCCAGCCGGCGTTCGAGGAGGTCGACGTTTCGCCGGAGCTGAAGAACAACTACCTGGCCGATGATTTCTGGGTGCAGCGCGGCGACAAACTGGGCAACGCGGGCGACAAGCGCATCAAGAAGGTCCGCGAGGCCTACGAGCAGTCGGTCGCCGGCCGTGAGTTCCAGGACCGTACCGACGCGATCAGCTTCGAGGACCTGGGCGTCGATATGCTGATCCTCGACGAAGGCCACGCCTACAAGAACCTGTATGCGGCGCGTAACCGCTTCGGTGAGTCGCCGAAGTTCCTCGGTGGCCAGGGCCAGTCGAACCGCGCGTTCGATATGTCGTTTAAGACGCGCTACATCCGCGACAACAACGACGGCAAGAACGTGTTCACCCTGACGGCCACACCGACCAAAAACAGCCCGCTGGAAATCTACAGCATGCTGTCCTACGTCGCGCCGGAAGCCTTCGAAAAGATCGGCATCCGCAACAGCGAGGACTTCCTCGATCGCTTCTGTGTGTTCACCACGGAAAACATCCTGAGCACCACTGGCGAGATCGAAGAGTCGTTGGTGACCAGCGGCTTCAAGAACATGGACGAGCTGCGCGAAATCATGCGCCGCTACATCCACCGGACCACTGCCGAGGACGTCGGCCTGGTGTTGCCGTCGCGCGATGACCGTATGCACACCGTTGACATGGACGAAGATCAGAAGGCCGCCTACGTCGATCTGCGCGCCCTGGCTGAGGAGTCGGCCAAGAAGGATGACGCCACCGGCGACGGGCACATCTTCAGCATCATGGATAAGATGTCGAAAGCGTCGATGGACCTTGAGCTGCTGGATCCGGCGAAGTATGCCGGCCATGTCTCGCCGAAGTACCAGGCCGCGGCCAAGGAAATCACCAACGGCGCGCAGGATGGCGGTCAGGTGGTGTTCTCTGACTTCGTCGCCTCCCACGAGAAAATCGCCGCCGAGCTGGTCAAGCGTGGCATCCCGCGCAATGAAATCGCGATCATCAATGCCCAGGTGGCCAACAGTTCGCTGAAGCGTCAGCGCATCGCCGACGATTTCAACGCCGGGAAAATCAAGGTGGTGATCGGCAACACGGCGACCATGGGCGAAGGTATCAACCTGCAGGTGGGTACGACCGACATTCACCACCTTGACTTGCCGTGGGAGCCAGCCTCGATCCAGCAACGCAACGGCCGCGGTCTGCGCCAGGGCAACATCAGCGAAGCGGTGCGGATCCATACCTACCTGTCCAAAGGCAGCTTTGACGGCTACAAATACCAGACCGTGGCCTCGAAGCGCGATTGGCAGGGCGACCTGTGGAATGGCGGCAACACCATCGCCAACCACAACCGTCCGGACAACCTGGCGCGTGAGGACATGCTGATCATGTTGGCCGCCGATCCGGACGAAGCCCGCAAGCAGTTTGCCGAGAACAAGTCCGCGGCGCTCGAACGCCAAGGCAGCGAGAAACGTCGCGAAGTGGCCGTGCAGTTCACTCGCCTGCAAGGGCTCAAGCGCAGCTACTCGAAACTGGCGGGCAAGGGTGGTCGCAGCGCGATCAAGCTGGCGGCCGAGATCGAGAAGGCTCAGACCAACCTGGCGAGTTCGAAGTGGTTCACCGCCAAGGACCTGCTGACCAGCGACGCGCCTGCAGTGGTGCATCCGGATACCGGCGCCGGGATTACCCTGGACACCGTGTTGCACCTCGGGCCGAAGTCCAAGATCAGTGGCGGCGGCGACTGGGTGGTGACTGGGGTCAATCCTGAGGACGGCCGTCTGCGTCTGCGTCACTATGCCGGTACCCGCTCGATGGGCGTGGAGCTCGCCGAAGTCGGCAGCGACCTGACCGTCAGCAAGCTGGACCATTCCGTTGAAGCCACCGAAATGGCGCGTCGTGTTGAAGAGACCGTGACCGCTGGCGACAACGCGATTACCTCCCCGGCGCAGGTTGCGCAACTGCCGGCCGAGACGGTGAAGAAGCTTTACCCGCAGATCCAGGCGCAGCTGAAGGAAGCGCGCAAGGCTTACAAGATGGATCGCCAGTTTTCTGAAGGGCGCGTTGGTGTGCTAGGCGCCGATGGCGTGCCGAAGGTGATTGCCTACTTCCACGACAAAGGCGAGGACGATTACCTGCTCGCTACCGATGATCACCGGGCGAAGGTGCTCGATGCCTACGTCGGCGCCGAGCGAGGGAAAAAGTTTTCGATGGACTGGCAGTCGAACGGGCGCAAGAACAGTTCGGGCGGCACCTACGTGTTTCGCCAGAAGTACGACGGCGGCTGGGACTGGTACACCAACCCATGGGGCGAGGTCGGCAAGAAGCTGTTCGGCAGTGAGTTCGAGGCTGAGGCCATGCGCCGTGTCGCGCAGTCGGCGATCACTGACGGGCGCCACGCAAAGACGCTGGCCGAAGCCTACCAGGCGCTGAAACCCCTGGCGCAGGTCGCTGGATACGGAACGCCGAAGGTGACCATGCCGAAACGTGCCATCGCGACCCTGTACGCCCAAGCGAAGCGCGTCGATCTGCTGGGCCAGGTGAGCAAGTACGCCACCGGCGGTGACCAGAAGGCTGACCACCAGATCCTCAATGCGGATCTCCCGCTGATCAGTGCGCTGATCGAACGGGCCAGCGTATCGGGCCATCAGGACCTGGCGGCGGCGATGGTGCTCGACCATTGGAAGGATCAGCCGAAAAAGGCGCTGGAAATGCTCGCCACCGTATCCGAGCAGCAGCATGACAGCCGCTATTCTGGAACTACCACCGTGGTCTCGAAACAAGCCAAGCAGGCGATCCGCGTCCTGGTGGAAAACAATCCAGAGCTGGGTAAACTCAAAATCGACGAGCTCCCTTGGGCACTGAAGCATATCTATCCGGCACGCGCCGGAACCCTGGGTGAAGCCCTGCAGGAGAACGCAGCATGACCGTCTCGGCGCAAGAATACGCCGCCAACGTGCGGAAACTGCTGGATGAGGATCCGAAGCGCTACCGGAACTTCGGCGTGTATTGGTTCTTCATCAAGGCGCTGCTGAAGAAGTTCTACGACCGCAACCAGATGCCGATTCTGGGCCCTTACGTCGATCCTGAAGTGGTGGCGGCCATGCCGCACTACGACACGCTGGAGGCGGCATTAACAGCCGCGGCTGAGGAATATGGCCGGAATGCCGTGTTCAATTTGGGCAGGGCGACGGTTATTGGCGAAAACGGTGAAGAAATAACGATATTTGATAACGATGTGGGGTTGTAATTCCTGTTGTCGTTGGTCTATTGTGCACCCAGTGCGTGAGAACGTTGCTGCGGTGAAACCCGGCCAGCCGGGTCCGATGAAGCATGAATGTCCCTCCTTCCAGTCATGCGGATTTGGAGTGTGCTGGACACCAGGGCGTGGAGAGGGTGGCTGAAAATCCCACGCAGTACGGCACGGGGTCACTTCCATAAAGTGTTCCGCCCTGGGAGCCGTCCATGAAAGTCGATAGACCTGTCGCAATGGGGTGACGGGATCGGTGAGTAGAGGTCGCTGACAGTCTGGAAAGACAGACACAACTTTTTATCAGTGTGGTCCTTGGTCTGGTTGAAGACTCACTCGTCCTGATGCACTCGTCAGGTCAGGGACCACAACTAATACAAAGAATCTCTCCCCGGTAGATGCATTGTGGGGATCCGTCCCGGAATACCGGATAGGGCGCTGTCATGGGCACGTATCAGCTCCGTTTGCCGTCCTGGCGCGGTAGGCCCCCATGAGGCAAGACGGCAAGAGGACTCGGAGCCTCATGAAAAATTCCGAGGCCTTTAATTGCGGGGTAGAGCAGTCTGGTAGCTCGTCGGGCTCATAACCCGAAGGCCGGAGGTTCGAATCCTTCCCCCGCTACCATATTGACGAGAGCGTTTGACGCGCCTCATGAACCGGTGGCCGTGGAATACGGGAACTTCTCAAGCTTGGCGAGTACGCCTCGAACCTTGGGATGCGATACGGCAGGAGCATGCGGGTCAATGACAGGAGGGAAAGACCCCGCGAATTCGGCGAAAGCCAAAACGTAAAAGAGAGATGCGACCCTGGAATCTTTTTCAATAAGTCTGGATCGCGATTTTAACGACGGTATCTAAACACGTCGAGACAGCCGGAGAGACGGACCGATCGACTTCGCCGACCAGAATCAAGACTCCTTGGCGAGGCTGCATCGGAAGTTCCACGGTAACGCTTCGGCGCTAGCCGGCACTTGGGAGAAAGGGGCCTGGAGGCTTACAGAGCGAAACGCCGCGTGAGTAAGGCATTGACCCCGGCTATGTGGAACTTCCGATGCAGAAAGCTCGTGACAACTGAAACATGAGATCGCCCCCGCTTCGCACAGTGGGCTTAGGTTCCGTCCCTTTGGGGTTATCGCGGGCCAAGGGGCGACAGGTAACGAGTAGAGTTTTTTGTATCCCGGCACCTCGCAAGAGGCTGTATCGGAAACATCCCCTCGTGATAGCAGGCTGGCCAGCAGGCAACCGCACCCGAAAGGGTTGGATAGGACCTCACTGGGGATGTTTACCGATGCAGATGAATGTCCAGGCTGATGGGCGCCGATCTGGGTTCAATTCCCAGACCTCTGATTATGGGGAATTGCCTGAAGGCGGCGACCTTCCGAAACGCTGGTCGTCTAACAGTTAAAGCCGGAGATCAGCACCGGCCATCTGCACACAATTCAACCCAAAAGCACGGATGAGTACTCGATGAATAAGCAAGAATTGATTGACGCTGTAGCCGAACGCGCCGCCGTCAGCAAGGGCGTGGCAAAGGATGTTCTTGATTCGATTCTGCATGAAGTGCAGGACGCATTGGCTCACGGCCAGGAAGTCCTGCTGGTAGGCTTCGGCACGTTCAAAACGACTGCCCGTCCTGCTCGTGTTGGCCGCAATCCTCAGACCGGCGCCCCGTTGCAGATCGTGGCCGCCACCGTTCCAAAGTTCTCGCCTGGCACTGCGTTCAAGGCTGCTGTGAATCGCTGATTCAACCAACGCCACCGATGCCGATCTGGCCAGCCCGCACATGCGGATAACCCTATCCCCGATTGAGAGGCAAGGCTAATGCGAATGTTCCGAAGTTTGTCCATTATCTGCGCGATGGCTTTTGCCATGTGCGGTTTCCAGTTCGCCAGTGCCGCTGAAAGCATTGCTTATCAGATGTGCGCGGTGCCGGAGCTGAGCTATCACGCCAGCGTCGACAAGCTGCACGCCGAGTTGGCGTACAACGCCAGCGCGAAGGCGACGGTGACGTCTACGGTAAATTACGACCTGGCACGCGACAGTAATGGCTTCCGACAAACCTCTGCGATGGAAACCGGTGAAGGCATCGGCGTCGGTGAAGGCATCGCCAAGCCAAGTATCAGCTGATCGAACGTCGTTGTGAAAAACCCGCCAAGTGCGGGTTTTTTTATGCCTGCTCGTCGTGACCGCACCATGCGGCATGACCGAGAATATCACGCACCGCCTCATCTTCCTGAAGGCCCTCGCTGAAGGCGAGCGCTGGATTACCGTAAAGGCCCCCGGCGCTGAAAAGGGTTCGCCCGTGCTCGTGCGCGAGAATCCGGATGGATCTGCATCCGTGATCGGCGGCGCCGGTGGCAAACTCAACCACTTGAAGCTGCGCGGCGTGAAGTCGAAAGAGCAGTACAAGAAGGAAGCCGGCGACAAGGAGAAATCCAAGCGCGAGGCGAAAAAGCAGGCGGTCACTGAGCAGCGCGCCAAGGACAAAGAGGCCGGGATTACCGGATCGAAAGCCCGAGTCCGCAAAGAGATCAAGGAACAGACTCACGCCGAAGAGCGCGAATACGTCAAGGCCACGGCCAAGGTCATGGGTTGGGACGAAAAGGATCTTGCGTTCGACGAAGAGAAACATGCCGACCTGTCTCCAGGGGCGGTGATCAAGCTGGCGCGTGAGCACCATCGCGAGCTGGTGAAGAAGGCCAACGAAGCCTACGACCTGAACCGCCAAAGCCTGGCGATGGATTCCGAGGCGCGTCAGCAAGCGAACATCGGCGGCGCCACCTACAAGCCTGAAGACCCTGACAGTATTTCCGTTGCCGATCTGGACGTGACTGCTGGCCCGCCTACCGGCCTGGGATTCTCGGCCGACTATAAAGGTCGCGCTGAAGAAGCCGGGTTGACCGACGACGAGCTCGAAAAAGAAGCCGGCCAGGTCCGCGAAAAGAAAATGACGCAGATGTCCGATGGCGAGCGCAAATCTGCGATCAGCCGCGGGCAGTCGGCCAAGCTGGTTAAGCAGGAACTGCAGGGTGTTCGTGAAGAGGACCCGGGCAAGTCGGAACGACTGAAAGCGCACCTGGTGGAAGCGGACAAAGCGCTCGAGCTGATGAAGGCGAAAAAGCGTTTGGACCTGGCCCGCAAGAAAGCCTCCGACGCACTGAAGAGCGTGGACAAATCCAACGTCGAGCCGAAAGCGTACGTGATTGAGGTCGACAGCGCCGACGTGGATAGCGCGGTGGAAAACCAGGTTACCAACGATCTGCGCACCATCCGCACGCGTAATTTCCTGAGCGAAGCCGGGAAGGTCTCTGACAAGTCGATCGGCTCGCACGTCGCCAGTGGCGCGTTCAACTCGATCAATAGCCTGTCGCTGGCCGCAACGGGTGCCGGCCTGATGGATCGCAGCACCGTCGACGTACTCGGCGTGGCCGGTGCCGCTTCGGTCCTGGCGCGTCGCCTGCACACCGATCTGACGCCAGAGGAGATGGAGCAAGTCGCCGATGGCATGGAAGACTTCCACCAGCACCACTATATGGACCTGTCCAAGAAGTCGTTGGACGAAGCCAAGGCGCTGACGGACCAGGTTGAAAGCATGACGCTGCCAACTGCCGACAATGGCGGGGACATGGCGGCGCTCCAAGAGATCAATGCTCGGCGCCGGGATGCGCTGAACGAATCGACGCGCATTCTCGGCACGGCCGCGGGCGAGATGGAAGCCAACGCCGCGCTGGTGCAGGCGCTTCGTGACAAGCCGGCCGATAAGCTGGAAATCCCCATGGGCAAGGCGCAGCCGGAGGCGATCATCCGCCAGGCCCGTGCGCTGGGCTTACAGCGGGGTGATTACTCGATCGATCCAGTAGGCGGGCAAACCTTCCTGACCATCACCGCCAGCGGCATGGACCGCCTGGCTGAGCCGGTCGATCGTGAATCGATGCAGCAGATTCGCCGAAACCTCGACATCATCGAAGGCAAGCAGGACGAAGACCAGTGGCTGCCGCAAGGCTTTGCCAATCGCCCCGACCTGGATCTCAAACCGAAACCCGGCGTCGCGGCCAAACTGGCCATCCCGTTCGAAGTCGGCGCCGATGCCGAACAGTCCCTGGCAGACTACATTGGTGGTCGGGCCGCTGACGGTGATTCGCCGGCCGATATCGTCGCTGACTTGCAGTCCGAGACCTTCATGCAGAAGGCTGGCGATCGCCGTGACCAATATATGCAAGCGTTGGACAAGCTGGCCCCGGCGCAAGATGCCGACGGCAAGCAGATCCGCAATGAATCGCTGCAATCGTCGTTCGAGAAAATGGCGGACGAGTTCGTCGAGAAACGCTACGGCGCCGAACTGACGCCGCTGCACAAGCAACAGTTCGAAATGAACCAGACTTCAGTCGATGCCTTGCACCGCGCACTGGCGGCCGAGCCTTCCGGGGTGGCGGCGTACAAGCCGATCGGCGAACTGGATCACAAAGACCAGCGCGCGCTGCGGGAGTACTTCGCCCGTGAGGTGGCGCACGAATCGCCGGAGGCTGGCGAGATCCGCCAGAAGCTGGACACGCTCGTGGCCAATGAGCCTGAGCAGCATGTGACCGATATGTTCGGCGAGCAGGCGAATAACCCTGAGTGGTTGGCCTGGAAGTCCGAGCGCGACGACCTGTCCGCCCAGCACAACAGCAGCAGTCTGAGCTGGGGAAAATACGTCAAGGCCATGGGCGGCACTGCCAAGGCTTACGAAGCGGCTCAAGACCTGATCCGCTCCAAGATCGCGAAGGGCTTCCACGAGAATTACAACACGCTGAATCCGAAAGGCGCCTTGAAGCTGGGCCACACGGTGATCCGCAACAACCTGGATCACCTGGACACGGTCGACCCGAAAGCCCGGGCCGCCAGGGAGGCGAAGGAAACCGCTCTGCGCGATGGTCTGCGTGAGCGCGTCGGCGGCAAGTACGCCAGTGGCAGCGTGATCGACAAGCTGGATCAGCAGCGTGAGCAACAGGCCGCGTTCGAGCAGTCGCAGCTGGGCATGTTCTCGTCTGAGGAAATGCCGGCCACCGAACAAGAGAAAGCCTTGGGCGCGGATGAGCGCTATACCTTGGGCCATTCAGCCGAGCAAAAGATCGCGAGCATGATGTCCGTCGTGGGAAAGAACTTCAAACCGGGCCAGGCGCTGAAACTGTGGCAGCCAACGATGAGCGGGTCCGGGGCGCCGCGGCAGCGCGCTATCAAGCTCCTCGATGCAAACAAGCGGGTGGGCCTGGCGTTCGGTGTAGGCACTGGTAAAACCGCGATCGGCCTGGGTGGCTTCTCGCACCTGCACGAGCAAGGCAAGATCAAGAAGGGCCTGTTTGTCGTGCCATCGATCGTCCAGGGTCAGTTTGGCGGTGAGGCGCTGCGCTACCTGGAGCCTGGTAAGTTCAAGTGGCACGCTGAGCCCGGCGCGTCGTTCGATTCCCGATTGCAGGCCTATAAGGATCCGGAAAACAGCTTCACCGTGGTGACGCATCAGTCGTTCCGCGATGACATGGTGAAACTCGGCGCACAGCACGCGGGCATTCCTGAGGACCAGATGAGCCAGAAGCTGGGCGAGATGAGCCGGGCCGATCGCAAGTCCTGGATCCGCGCTGTCATGGATAAGGAAGGCATCGACCACCAGTACATCATGGTCGACGAAGGCCACAACACGCTGAACCGCAAAGGCAAGGAAGACAGCGGCATGGCGAACGTGATCGACGCCGCCACTGACAACAGCGAGTACTTCGTGAGCGCCACGGCGGATCCGGTCAAGAACGACCTGTCCGAGCTGCACGACGCCATGACCAAGCTGGCCGGCGGCAACTACATGGACCGCGATTCCTTTATGCGCAAATACGGCGTGGACACCGCGGCAAGTAAGGATTCGTTGCGTCGGGAAATGGCGCGCTACTTCTACCCGTCGAAGATCGACCCGGAAACCGGCGCCAATCGTCAGGAGATCAAGGTCCAGCTCAACGACCAGCAGAAGACCGAACTAGAGAAGATCGACCGCCACGCGTTGGCCCTGCGCCTGGCGCGTATGGGTGGTCGCGTCGATGTTGAGTCGGCCATGGCCCTGGCACCTGAGCAGTTCAACGGTGTGCCCGAGGCGCAGCACGAAGCGATCGCCAAGGCCCTGCAGAAGAACATCGGCCTACTGAAACGTCCGGCCGTGCGCCGGGTGATCAACAACCATCCGGACGGCGCCAAGTTTGAGGCCGCGGTGAACTACGCGCGTGAGCGCAAGGGCAAGCCCGGGGTATTCTTCACTCGCTCGCTCGAGGGTGTAGCCATCCTGAAAGCCCGTTTGGAAAAGGAAGGCTTCCGGGTGGCGACCATCACCGGCGCCGACAGCTCCAAGGAAAAGGAAGCCAAGCGGCAGATGTTCAACCCCGAGGGTGGTGCTGAAGCCCAGGCCGATATCCTGGTGGCGTCCGACGCAGCCGCGACCGGCATGAACATTCAACGTGGCCAGTGGCTGACCGCGATCGACACGCCAGAAACGGCGATGACCCACGCCCAGCGCCAAGGCAGGATCTACCGTACCGGGCAGAAAAACGATGTGGAACTGGCTGACCTGGTGGCCGATCATCCGATGGAGCGGGCGGACAGGGCCAGGCTTCAGACGAAATACGCGCTGCGGGATCTGGTCACCAGTCCGCTCGAAGGCCTGGATGACAGCGGCCTGGCGTATTTCCTCAAGCAGCGCCGTGATCGTCAACAAGAACAGTCTGGCAGCTTGTTTTAATGTCGGTGTTCCTGAATAATGCAGCTGCGAGCGCAAATTAGCGGCGCAGCTCATTAAATAGGGATAGCTGAACATGAAGGTTGTCTACGTCGCAGGTCCATACCGCCACGCCACCCGCGCTGGCATCGAACTCAATATCCAGTCGTCGATGAAGGTCGGCTGCCTGGTCGCCCAGAAGGGCTATTCGCCGATCATCCCGCACATGAACACCGCGCACATGGACGAAGTCATTCGCCCAGGCGACGAGCAGTTTTGGTTGGATGCCACCATGGAGCTGATGCGCCGCTGCGATGCAGTCGTCCTGTGCCCGGGTTGGCAGATGTCCAGCGGCACCATCGGCGAGATCATCGAAGCGGTTCGCCTGGAAATCCCAGTGTACGAATCAGTCGAGGTACTCCCTTGCCCGACGGTGTTCGTCCGTGCTCCGCGCATCCCGAAGTTCATCCAGCGCGCGATCAAACAGGAGCTCGCTGCCAATGGCTGAATACACGCTGCACCTGGGCGATTGCCTGGATGTCATGCGCACATTGCCGGACAACTCGGTTGACAGCGTGGTGACGGATCCGCCTTACGCGTTCCCTGGCGGATTCATGGCTAAGGAATGGGACAACTTCGATGGTCGGGAGGATGCTGGCTTTGGTTATTGGCTTGCAGGCTTCACCGATGGCGAGGGGCATTTCCGTGTCCAGAAGCATGAGCGCGGATCTCATACTTGCGTGTTTCAGATCAAAACACGGGATGATGATCGAGCCGTTTTAGAAAGAATCAAACGTTTTCTTGGTGTAGGTGTTATCTACGACATGGAAGGGAGCGGAAATGCAAATCCTCAATGTGCGTATATTGTTCAAGACAAGGATGGTTGTGCACGTATTGTTGCTCTGTTTCGAAAATATCCGCTGACTGCGAAGAAAGCGAACGACTTTGAAATTTGGGCAGAGGCAGTAGAGGAATGGCTAGAACGTCCACGCGGCAATCGCTGGATAGGCACGTCTGATCAGACTCGAGCGGCCTCCCTAAAAGCTCGAATTGAAGATGTCCGTCGTTATACAGGTATCCCATGGTCAGGTCACAAGTTCCAGGACTGGGTTCGTCAGTGGGCAAGCGAAGCCCTACGAGTGCTCAAGCCTGGCGGCCATTTATTAGCGTTCGGATCTCCTCGACAATATCATCGGCTCGCGTGCGGTATTGAGGATGCGGGCTTTGAAATCCGCGATCAAATCCTTTGGGTATTTGGAACAGGATTTCCGAAAAGTCATAATCTCAAGGGCGATCATGAAGGCTGGGGCACTGCATTAAAACCAGCGCATGAACCGATCTGTATGGCGCGCAAGCCATTCGCCGATACTGTAGCGATGAACATGGCCGAGCATGGAGTTGGTGCGCTTCATATCGATGCTTGCCGAGTCAGTACCAATGATGCGCTGGGCGGCGGCGATCAGAATGCAAAGCCCAAGGTGGTTTCCGAAGGATGGGATCGACCATGGATGCAGGACCCAGAGCAGAAGGCAGCGCATGCTGCGCGCGTAAACCAGAACGTGGCGAAAGCGGAGGATCTTGGGCGATGGCCGGCGAACCTGATTCATGACGGTTGCGCCGAGGTTGTCGCAATGTTTCCGGCCGAGGCCGGTGCAGCTGCGCCTGTGCATACGCGTGGATCTGATAAATTCAGAACTGCCTACGGTGCCTTTAGCGGAAATATTGATGAGGCTGGCAGCACTTTTCACAATGACAGTGGCAGTGCCGCACGCTTTTTTTACTGCTCCAAGGCCAGCCGCACAGATCGCCACGAAGGGTTGCTGAATCCTGGCCCTCAGTTCAAGCAGGGCACCACCTTGCGCAATGTCCAGACGGCTGAGCTGAAAGGCAACACACACCCGACGGTCAAGCCCACTGACCTGATGGCCTATCTTCTGCGCCTGGTCACTCCACCAGGTGGAACAACGCTCGACATGTTCGTTGGCTCCGGCAGCACGGGCAAGGCCGCCATGCTGGAAGGCTTCGACTTCATCGGTATCGACAACGATAAATCCTATCTGGCGATGGCTGAAGCGCGCATCTTGTACGCCCAGCAGTTCGCCAAGGATGAGTCGAGTCAACTCTCGCTGATCTGACCTTCAAGTCGTGACTTCATGATCCCCGCCACTGAGCGGGGATTTTTTATGCGCGACACCATCGACAACGTGCACAAGCAACTGGCCAAAGTCGCCGGCCTGCATGCGCGCGTCCAGGCCACCGACGATCGTATCGGTCAATCAGCCAGCGAGCGCTTGGCCAAGGTTGACGAGATGCTCGCCGACCTGCGCCCGAAGGTGATCCTCGACAGCGACGCAGCAGACGAATACATGGCCCTGGTGCATGAGCGCGGTCAGCTCGTGACAACGCAGCAGGCAACACGCCAAGAGACTGGCTCGCAGTCGTGACAGCAGAATTCAGGCCATGAACGACATAGGTGCAACGACGTTGACCGCGAATGATGAAGAACTGCTAGCGAACGTCCCGGGCTTTATCAGCGTGGGCGGATTGCTCAAAGCTACGCCGTCCAGTGAGGACGGGGAGCGCTTCATCTATTTGGAAGCGAGCAATGAGGACGTCGATCACCAGAACGAAATCGTTCTGCAAAAGGCGCTCAAGGCTTCGTCTGACTACTACCTGCGTCACGGCAACATCGACCTTTCGCACTACTCGATCATGGGGCCGAAAGCCGGCATCCCGAATCATCTTGAATACGAAATCGGAAAGCCGGTTGAAGTCAGGATGAATGGCAAGAAGACCTTCGTGAAGGCCCAGCTCTATCGCGGCGACTCGCCTCAGGCGCGCAATGCCAACATGGTCTGGGAAACCCTGACATCACAGCAACCCCCGATGCGCTGGTATCCGTCCGTGGGTGGCGCCGTGCTGTCGAAGTCCGTGCAGTTCGATCCAAAGACGCAGCAGCGCGTTGCCGTCATTGAGGAAGTGCGCTGGAACAACATCGCCCTCGATCGCTGCCCGGTGAACAAAACAGTTTCCGAAATCAATACCGCTCCGATTGGCGTATTCGCCAAAGCGTTGAACGGTTTTGTCATGGCCAAGACGTTGGAGGCCGGTTACGGCACCGACTCGGCAACGCTTACTGGCGGCGGGGCCATGCGCACCCAAAGCCTGCACGGAGCTCCAGCCAACTACTGGGACTTCCGCAACAAACTCGCCAGCGCCCTCAAAAACGGGAGTGCCGGTAAGAACCCTGGCGCGCGACAACTCGTTGAGTATGCCGCCAAGACGTTCGGAGTGTCGCTGGATGAAGCGGCGAAAACCGTAGAGCGCTTCATGCGCGACCTTAATACCGAGCTGAAAAACCGGAGTAAATCATGACTGGCACTACTGTAAATGCGTTTGACGCGCTGCTCGCTGACTTGACCGCATTGAAAGATGACGGCGAAGCCATGCACAAATCCTATGCCCCTGCTGACGACAATGGTGACGACAAAAACATCGCCGCTGCTGCCGATGACAAGGGTAATGGCGACCTGGACGACGACGGAACCAACGACAAAACCGGCAAGCCTGTCGTTAACAAGGAAGGCGAAGAAGCCCCTATGGGCAAATCGTTCGACCTGACTCTCGACGACGGCACCAAGGTTGAAGCCTTCGACGCCACCGAGCTGCTGAAGGCCATGGGTGTGCGCCAAGACGGCGTTGAAACCGCCCTGACCAAGGCGCTGGGCATCACCATCGACACCATCAAGGTGCAGGGTGATTTGATCAAGTCCCTGCAGGCCGACGTGACCCGTCTCGCCAATGCTGGCCGTGGTCGCAAAACCGCCGTGACCATCAACGACAAAATCGATCCGGCTTCGCTGGCGAAGTCCGAACCGACCGGTATGTCTCCGGGTGAATTCATGGCGAAAGCACTGACCCTCCAAGAGGCGGGGAAACTCACCGGCCTGGAAGTGTCGCGTGCCGAGTCGTATCTGAACCGCGGTCTGGAAATCCCTGCGGATATTCGTTCCAAAGTAATGGCCTAAACCGGCTGCCAAACCTTAAATCCTGCAATAGGGGCAACAAATGAACATCAATCTGCCAGATTTGGCTGCCGGTTCTTCGACCACCGGCGGTATGCAAATGGAAAGCGTCGCCGAGCTGCGTAAAGCGCTCGAAGCCGGTTACGGCACCGACGTTGCCACGCTCACCGGCGGTGGCGCGCTGCGTATCCAGTCCCTGGATAAAACCATGATGGCGACCATCCAGGAGAACAAGCACTTCCGCCTGTTCAACCTGATCGCCAAGGGCAACGCAACGGCGACCGTGGACGAATGGACTGAACAATCCGGCGTCGGTGGTTTCCTGGGTGGTTCGACCAACACTGAATCCGGCACCATTGCCGCGGCTACCGGCGACTACGCTCGTCGCGTAGGTACTGTGAAGTACCTGATGACCCGTCGCGAAGTGACCCTGGTTCAATCGCTGCAAAACACCATTGCTGACTCCGAAGCTGTGGAACAGCAAAACGGTGCCAAGCAACTGCTGACTGACGCCGAGTTCCTGTGCTTCGAGGGTGATTCCTCGGTAGTGAGCACCGAGTTCGACGGTATCGAAGTGCAGATCGCAAGCCTCGGCAGCTCCGATCACGTCCTGGATGCCCAAGGCGCAAGCCTGGCCTCTATCGACCTGATCAACAAAGCGGCCGCCACCATCAGTGGCTACGGCAACTTCGGTACGCCAACCCACTTGTTCATGTCCCAGTCGACTCAAAGCGACTTCGACACCGGCCTCGATCCAGCCTGGCGTGTAGCGCTGGACAACCAGCCGAACAGCATCATGCTGGGTTCGCCGGTTTCCGGCATCCGTACCAGCTGGGGCAACATTGCAGCCGTGCCGGACGTGTTCATCCGTGACGAAGCGCAGCAGATGCCGTTCCAGGTTGGTTTCGCAGCCCTGGCTGTTGCGAACGACACCTTCAAGCCTGCGAGCGTGACCCCGGTCGCGACCGTTGACAACGCCTCGTCCCAGTTCACTGCGGCGCGTGCGGGTCTCTACTACTACCTGGTTACTGGCGTTAACGCCAAGGGCCAGTCCACCGGTGTGATCTCCACCCAGGTGACGGTAGCAGCTGGCAAGCAGGTTGCTCTGACCATCGCAGCATCGGTCGGCGGCGCTGAAACTGGCTACGTGATCTACCGTGGTCGCCAGAACGGCACCAACGATGTGACTGACTTCCGTCAGATGGCTCGTGTGGCCAAGGCCGGCGCAACCACCGTCTACACCGACCTCAACCGCGACATCCCGGGCGCCACCAGCGCTTACATCCTCAACTGCAACCCAGGTGATTCCGCGATCAACTGGCGCCAGCTGTTGCCGATGTTGAAGTTCCCGCTGTACCCAACCGTGAGCGCGACCATTCCTTGGGCCCAGCTGATGTTCGGCTACCTGCGGATCGCCAAGCGCAAGCACCACGTTGTGATCAAAAACATCGTGCCGAACGGTGCGGTCTGGCGTCCATTCACCGTCTAACCACGGTGGCAGGATAGAATAGGAGCGCCCCGGCCGGGGCGTTCTTACTGGGAGAAACCCGATGACCAAAATTCGTTGCACTTTGCCGAACGCCTCTGAAGAGATGAACGGCATCAAATTCGCGGTAGACGCTGGTGGCGGTGTTGTTTCCGTCGATGCGGTACCGGCTGAAATGGCTGAGATTTTCCTGTCGATTCCCGGCTTCACTGCCGAGGTCAAGACAGCGGATGAGCCATTGCTCAAAGATGCCGCCAAGGCAACCAAAGGTGCCAAGGCAACCAAAGAAACTCCTGCAGCTGATGCTGACGCCAAGGCGCCAGAGTCGACTGAAGGTACCGAATCCACCAAGGCTGCCGAAAATGGCAAGCCAGAAGGCGAGGTCTAAGTCATGGGCACCAGTGCCGGCCGTAACGCACGCAATGCTGCGGACATGCTGAACAAGCTGTCTCCGACCACCGACTATGTAAAACTCGGCAACATCATGGATGAGCTGATCACCAAGCATAACGCCTTGTGCGCCAAGCTTGATGCTGATGCCGGTGTGACCGACACCAACTATGCCGCTAGCCTGGGCATTGCCACACTGCAATCCCGACTGGCGCCGTAAGCCTATGTCCATCTTCGTAAAGGAAACAATCGTTGCGGAGATGCGCGAGTGGCTGGCTCCAGCCATTCGCACTTATCTTGCTGGGATCGTGCTGTCGGATGATTTTATCTGGAGCAAGGTCCGTGCTGCCGAAGCGGATGCCGCACAGAAGCTGCGGGTCTTCCTCGAGCCTACCAAGGTTCTGCCGTTCGGACATGATCCGAGCGAGGAGCCAACCGACATGCCCTGGGCCGAAGAACCGGCCTACGATTATGACCCTGATTTTTTCGTGAACAATCGCTGGGGTTACATCATCACCCGGCAGAGTCCGATCATCGAAGTCGAAAAAATGGAGTTCGCTTACCCGGCTCCAACGCAGTCGATTCTGCGTGTGCCGAATGATTGGCTGCGCCTCGACAAGAAGTACGGGCATATCCGCCTGGTGCCTTCGAGTCAGGCATTCATGGCCCCACTCGGCGCCTACATCATGCAGGCCCTGGGCGGTGGTCGCACCATCCCACACATGATCAGCGTGACCTACATTGCCGGCCTGAAGGATGTCTTCGAGGATTACCCGAACTTGATCGAGCTGATCAAGATGATGGCCGGGCTCAAGATCATCCTCGGCGCCTTCGTGCCGGCCAGCGGCAGTATCAGTGCTGACGGTCTGTCGCGATCGATGAGTGTCGACACGGCCAAGTTCCAGGACCAGATTGACTACGAACTCAACGGGCCAAAGGGTAGCAATGGTGGCCTGATGAGTGAAATTCACGGCATTCGCAGCATGGTGATCATGTAATGGACGCACGGCAGCTGGTTATCGGTGACGAAATCATTATGAATGGCCAGCGCTTGCGCTACATCGGCGATGGTCGTTTCGAGCCCATCTACGAGCCGCTGGGAAAACGCTTTGATGTCGCTGACACCCAGCCACTGCACCGACCGTTGCCGGATGGTGGTGCGTTGTGATGCACCTCAATCCTGACGAGTTCAACGCGCACCTTAATGACCTGGGCCAGCTGTTCGGCTGGCGCCCATCATTCGTGTGTCCCTGCTCCGTCGCCGGGTATGGATCAGCTGATCCTGAATGCCCGAACTGCCTCGGCCGCGGTCATATCTGGGAAGCCGAGCAGCAAGGCATGTCGGGCATTGCCGGGATGAAGATCCAGCGCCAGTGGGCCGACTTCGGCGGTTTCCAGGCGGGCGACGTGGTGCTGACCATCCCGAGTGATTCGCCGCTGTACGATATCGGCGATTACGATCGGGCCACCATGCTGAACAGTTCCGAGCCGTTTTCCTTCGAGTTGACCCGTGGCGGCAATGACAAGCTGTGGTTTACCGTGGTGTCGATCCGGCGCGTGTTCTGGCTGGATGAAAACAAGGTGATCGTTAACGGCGGCACTCCTGAAGTGGCCGAAGACGGTACGCTGACCTGGACCACGGGCGAGCCTCCGATCGGCGTCATGTACAGCATGACCGGGCGCCGGCTCCCGGAGTACTTCTGCTACCAGGATTTCCCCCAGGACCGCGCCCACCATTCCGGCGCACGTCTCCCGCGCAAAGTGGTGCTGCGTAAGTTTGACCTGTTGGGGCGGGTAGAGAACGGGGCCTAGCCCCCGAAATCCAGTTTCACGGCTTCGCGGAACACTTCCTCTGCCAGTGGCGTCATGCGCTCGGCGACTTGCTTGGCCAAGAACAGGCCAGGCTTCGCCGGGATGATCCAGCCGCTTGAGCCTTCCATCATCACCCTGAACGTCATGTACGAGCTGCGGCTTTCGACGCCAGAACTCGACTCCATGCGCACCATGCCCGCGTACTTGTTCTGTACGTCCTTGCCATGTTTGGCCAGGTCGCCAGACTTGAGTGCGCCTGCCCAGCGGTAATCGCGAGATGGCACGACGGAGCGGCCTTTGGTGTTCGGGTCCGAGGCAAACTGCGGTTGCTTGCGGGCGATCACCATGCCGGCCCCAGGGATCAGGTGCACGGTCTGCCCGGCCAGGCGCTCGCCTTTGCCGACAATCAGGGATTTGGCTAGGTCGCGGGCCTGCTGGTAAACACCGAAGGGCATGGCGCTCTTGCCATTGCCTGGTGTGTTGTGGCGAAACGGGATGATCAGAAAGCGTTTACCACTGGCGGTCCGGCGCACCTTGAGGCTCGTGTCGAGCATCTTCTTCAGGTCACGCTCGGCGCGTCCGGTTTCGATCGCCTCGGCGTTCTTGTAGGTGGCGACCACTTCAGCCGAGAACGCGCCTTTGTAGTCCCAGGTGATCGACCTGGCGTAGTCCTGGCGTTCCTTGGACCAGAGAGGGGCATTCATCACCGCTGACGTCCAGTCCCGGTGCGCCGCTGCGGCCACGGCGCCGACCGCTTCATGCAGGCGCGGGAAAATCTCCTTGCTGAGGTTCGGCGCAAGGTTCATCAGTTCGGACAAATCGACGTTAATGCTGAAGTAGGCCATGGGTCTATGTTCACGTCACGATCAGGTCGTGACCGCATCATCCTGCCCATGATCTCATTCGCGCAATCCCTCGCCATTGGCAATGCTGTTCGCATTGTCCTCTCGCCACCAGCTGGTGCTACGCGTTGGCGCCTGCTGCGCAAAGCGACTGACACTTTCACCGGGCAGGATGATCCGGCGGCGCTGGTGGTGCTGGACAGCAAGCAGACCATCAGTGCAGTGGATCGCCAGTCGCTGACCAATACCAGTACCTATTTCTATCGCCTCTACTCCCTGACCGGTTCGACCTGGGCGCCTTCGGCGACGGTGCCGGTCACGGTGACTGCCGATTACCAGGAAGTAACCGATGACGTCCTTACGATGGTGCTCGATCGCCTGAACCAGGGCCTGTTTGTCGAGCTCCAGCGCGGCAAGCTCAAACACCCGAATAACCGTATTCCAGTGCTGTCCGCGTTCCCTTTCACGAAGGAAATTGCCTGGCCTGTCGTGACAGTACATTTGTCGTCGGATGGATCGGATGGTCGTGGCATCGGTGAAACGCTGGCGCCAGATGAGTTTGATGGAGACGACTGGGAGGTCGGTGAAGGCTGGTTGTCCCGTGTACGCCTGGACATCATCGGCTGGTCGCAGAACGCGATCGAGCGTCAGTCACTGCGGCAAGCCATTCGCCGCGTGATCATCGCCAACCTTCCTGTCTTCGACAGCGCTGGGATGATCCAGATCGACCTGAGTCAGTCGGACACCGAAGAGCCGAACGGCGACAAGAACACCGTAATTTACAAAAGCGTGGGCAGTTTCTCCTGTGTTGCACCGGTGCAGATCGTCAGCAAGCAGGATGAAATCATCGACGTTGAATTGACTGTAACCATGCCGTAGAGCGGCAAAACCCACCTAAAGGTGATCGCTATGAGCAAGACCGAAGGAAAAGCCGCTCCGGCCCAACCCGCTGAAACAGCGGGCACTGGTGAGAGCGTAACTGCTGTGGCTCCGACCCAACCCAATGATGGCGACTTTCCGTTGACCCTCACTGAGTTCTGCACGCAGCTGTCGAGCAAAGATAAACGCGTGGCCCTGATCGGTGGTTTTCATCACACCGAAACTGCGGCTGGCACCATCAAGGACACCGTAGCCGCGTTCACCACGCGCTATGAGGCCTTCATCAACCAACCTGCGTGAGGGCCTGACAAATGCCTGTTTTCTTTAATGGCCGGTTGTGGATCTCTCCGGCAACCATGAGTGTGGTGGATGATTCCGCCATGTTCAACCGCGGCCTATCGGTCGCCAACGTGCAAGCCATCATCGGTCGATCGGTGGCCGGTAAACCGAATACCGCTCTGCGGTTTGGCAGCCCATCCGAGGCCCGTGCCGCTCTTCAGGGTGGCGAAGGCTTGAAGGCCATCGAAAAGGCGTTTGATCCGTCGTCCCAGACTGGTGCGGCATCGACGATCATTTTTGTTCGGGTCAACCCGGCTGTCCAAGCGACCTTGGACCTCAGCGACCTGACGCCGGTGACCGTGGTCAATCTCAAGTCGACCGACTATGGCCTGGTGGCAAACCAGGTGAAGTTCAAGATCGAGACGGCCACCAACCGCGGCATGAAGGTGTCGACTCAGCGCGGCGACGATTACTACACTCAGGACGACGTTCACCGCGACGCCTTCCAAGTGCAGTACATCGGTGCGGCAGCTACTGGCGTCATGTCCATCACCGGAACCTCGGTGGTGTTGCAAGCGCCAACTGGCACTACCGTCGCGACCATCGACCTGAACACCTACAAATCGGTTCAGGAGCTTGTTGATCGCATCAATGCGGTTACCGGCTTCAGTGCTTCGGTGCTAGATGGCAACGCCAACAAGCCAGCGCTGAATGGTCTGGATTACATCAGTGTCCAGGACATCAAAACTGCGGCCTACACTGCCCGTGCCGACCTCCAGGCCTTCGTTGATTACATCAACGGCACCGCTGAAGGGTTTGTCGATGCGGTCCGGGTAGCTGGTGTGGGTAGTCCGCCCGCGAACATCAACTGGACCTACCTGTCCGGTGGTTCCGACGGTACCGTCACCAACCAGAACTGGTCGGATGCCTATGACGAAGTGCTGCAGGCTGAAGACGTGCAGTGGGTAACTCCGCTGAGCAGTGACCCAGCCATCCATGCGATGAACGACTCGCACTGCGCCTACATGTCGAACATCGCACGCATGGAGCGTCGCGGTACAGTCGGCACCGCTTTGGCCACCACGGATGATCTGGCGATTGCAGCGGCTAAGGCCCTGAATAGCGATCGCACCTCGCTGGTCCACCTCGGGTTCTACGATTACGACGACGCCGGCACGCTGACGCTGTTCGAACCGTACATCCTGGCAGCCCAGATTGCTGGTGCGTTCTGCGGCAGCAACCCTGGCACCGCCATGACCAACAAGGCGCTGAAGGTTCGCGGCCTGGAACGCAAGTTGCGCAACCCAACCGACACTGATCGCCTGATCACCGGCGGCGTGTTGTGCGTCGAGGATGTCCCGACCGGCTTCAAGGTTGTGCAGTCGATCAGCACCTGGTTGATCAACGACAACTACAACCGAGTCGAGCAATCGGTCGGTGTGGCGCTGGACTTCACCGCTCGCAACGTGCGTCAGGCGCTGGACGTGTTGCGCGGTGAGAAAGCCAACCCGATCACCATGGCTCGCGCCCGGACGATCGTGGAAAGCACGCTGCGCCAACTGGCCATGTCGGAGCCTCAAGGTCCGGGTGTGCTGGCCGGTGACGCCGAAAACCCGGCTTACAAAAACATCAAGGTGTCCATCGAGGGCGACGTCCTGCGCGTTGAGTTCCAGTGCAGCCCAGTCATTCCGGTGAACTACATTCCTGTCACCATCTTCGCGGTGCCGTTCAGCGGCAGCGCATCCGCGTAAGGGGCGTAGAAAATGTCCAGAGAGAATCTACAAACGCGCACCGGTAACCGGATTGTCGTGCTGTTCGACGGCAAACAGGTTGGTCTGGTGCAGAGCGTGGGCATGAGTGATGACTATGCCCCTGAGCCAGCCAGCGGTATCGGTGACATCCATGTCGCCGAATACGTACCGACCATGGCCCGTCACTCGCTTAACGTGTCGGCCATGGTGTTGAACCGTGGTTCGCTGCGTGATGCGGGTATCAATGCCGAGAACGGTGACGATATGCTGCGCGGCCTGGTGTTCGACATCGTGGCATTGTCCAAGGATGACGGCACTCAGCTGCGTAAATACATCAGCTGCTCCTACGCTTCCGGTTCGATGGAAGTGTCGAAGCATGCGATCGTGATGGCCAACGCGACGTTCAACGCACTTGATGTAACGGGTTCCGGCGGTTAATCGCTGGCCCGACTGATCTGACGCGGCCCTACGGGGCCGTTTTTCCATGAGTGATAAAAAGGATTACTCCATGCGTATCGAAAGCAGCAACGATTTCCCAGTAGCCGTCGAAGGTATCGGCACGTTCATGTTTGGCTATCGCAAGCTGGCCGATGAATTGCGGATCCAGGTCGAGTACGCCCGTATTACCGAAGGAGTTCAGGCCACTGTTTGGCTGTTCAATCTGGCCACCTACCTGTCCGCGCTGCGGGTACTGATGGTCAAGGCGCCTAATGGCTGGGACCTTGAAGAGCTGGATCCGCTGGATGAAGACACCTTCATTCAAATCGAGCGAGTATTTACGGAGCTCCGCGCCAAGGAGGACTCTTTTCGTCCGAAACGCCGAAAAGCAGGCGAAGCGCCTGGCAAAGCAGATGTACCAGACGATGGGCTTTTGGTTCCGGAGAAAGTACAACCTGCCGCCGAATGATCCTCGTTACCTTGAGCTGACGGCCGATCAAATCATGGCCGAATATTGGGCGCATCAGTACGCGGAGAAAGGCATTCAGGACGAAGTCGAGGATGAAGATTTCGACATGGCTGCTGAAGTGGCGCGCATCAACGCTGAAGCTGAGGCTGAAGTGGCAAACATTCCGCCTGACCAATGGGAGCTTATAGACCTTGAGCAATGACATTCGCATTGGCGTAAACGCCGACACCAGCAACACCACGTCTGGACTCTCGAGCGTCGAAACCGGTGCGAAAAAAGTCGTCGACAGGGTCAAGCAAATCGAGGAGGCGTCGACCAAGGCCGGCGTCAGCCTCAAACGGCTTGAGGCGATCGCGGCAACCTTGTCCAAGGAAATGGGCCGGGCGATCAATCCCAAGCAGGCCGAAGAGTTCCTGCGTAACTTCGAAAAGATCCGCACGAATAGGAACATCAGTGGTGGGTCGAAGATCCGACAGTTCGGCAGCTTTGAGGACTGGCATGCGCAGAATCACACGCTGTTCCTGAATCGTCGCGATGCAGAAAACTACAAGCGGCGAGTGTTCAACTTTGCCGGTGGTGGTTTGCCCCTGGGCGCTGGTGCTGCACCGCCCCATTCCGCGAATCCGCATGTGGCGGCTAATACGCCTGGTTATGGTCGATCGCCTGCGTTTGGTGCTGCTGCCTCCTCAGGCATGAGCGGGTTGAAGATGGCTGCGGGTGCTGGCCTGGCCCTGGCCGGTATCACCAGCGTGATGGCGATGGCGGGGCGCGCGGTGGATCTGGCTCGCCAGGAGTCCACCAGCACGGACCAGTTGCTGCGCAGTGTCGGCGACTTGGATAAGACTTTCGATGATCTGCGCTCGCGGGTGCGCTCCTCGGGTGAGGGCCTTGGCGTCCTCTATACCGAGTCGGCGGCGCTGGCCAAGCAATACGCGAAAATCAACAATGGCGACGGCGGCGATATCGGCGGCAACGTCCGCACCGGCCTTGGGCTTGCGCGTGGTTATGGTCTTGAGCTCGGCGAGGGTGTTGGGTTCATGGCCCAGGCGCGGCACTTCGGCCAGGTGGGATCGGATGACAAGGACGGTCGCAAGTTCGCCTTGATGATCGCTGAGAGTATCGAGAAAGGCGGCAACACGGCCAAGGCCGGTGAAGTTCTGACGGCTGTCACCAACTTCAGCTCCCAGGTCGCCCGGTTAGCGCTGACGGCTCCGAACGCGTCCGGGTTTGCCGGTGCGCTGGCTGGGCTTACATCGACGCATACGCCTGGCCTGGATCCGAACAACGCCGCTTCGATGCTGATGCAGGTGGATGGTGCGATTCGCCAGGGTGGCGGTATGGGTGAAGCCGGCTTGAACTTCACCTACGGCGCACTCTCCCGGGCAATGCCTGGGATTGATCCGATTATGGCCAAGGCGGTCATGGAGCAAGGTGCTTTCGGCTCCGGGATCTCGCCTCAGGTCGCCGAGTACGCCAAGCGCAACGGCATCAAAACACCGAACTTCAGCGGTCAGGATAACCTGTCGTTGGTGATGGGTGAGATGGACAAGCAATACGGCAACAGCATGGCCAAGCTGGACGCGACCAAAAACTATTTTGGTTTGAACAGCCTGTCGCAAGCCGCGGCAATTTCCAACATGGACCGCAAAAAACTCGGCGGCCTGCAGGGTCTGATCGGCAACGACATCAGCAAGCTGAGCGCGTCGGGCATCCAGAACGTGGCGCGGATCGGTTCGGCTGACGATGGCGAACTAAAATCGATTGCCGCGAAGTTGCTGAAGGACGATCGCCTGACCGACACCGAGAAAGGTTCGATCTCCAAGAACCTCGAAAGCGGCAACATGGACGACCTGCGCTCGACTATGGCCAAGGCTGTCGCCGTGCGCGAACAGGAAAAGAACATAGGCACCGAGACGCGTGACGCTGTCGCCGAGCTCAACAACACGCTGACCAAGATTGGCGGCCAGATTCTACCGGTCATCAGCGGGATTCAGGAAGGTGTGGTGGCGATGGCGATGGCGCTGTCGCCGACTTCTGATTACGCCAAAAAGATGAAATTGGAACAAGGCCTCGGCGTGTACCAGGCGCAGAAAGTCGACTTGGTGGCGGGGCATGGCCGGCAGATGGACCGGCTCGAGCAGAGTTTATCGGAGCGTGGGATTACTGGTCCGCGCCGTGAGCAGGCCATGAAAAACCTGAAGGACCTGCAGGCTGAAGAGCTCTACAAGTTCACGCGGGAAAACGGCGACTACGAAAAACTGATGCAGCAACAGTCAGCGTCTCCGGCCTCAGGTGGTGCAGCCTCTGACGCCAATGGCGCGATCGATCTTGGTCCTCTGGATGAAAGTGCTTCGGCGGATGGTGGGGCGCAAGTCGGCAAGGTGAAGTTCACTGCTGACGAACTGAAGACCTTGGAAAAGGCCGCTGGTGGTGATCCGCGCAAACTGAGCATGATGAAGCGTCTACTGGCCATCGAAAACCGCGGCTTCGGCAAGCTGAACTATTCAGCGAACAGTCCTAAAGGGGCGGCCGGTCCGTTCCAGATCATGCCGGATACTGGCGCGGCCTACGGGGTGAAGGATCCGAACAACCTGGAGGACGCGGCGGGTGGTATGTCGAAGTTTATCGACGATCTCGGCAAGCAGTACAACTGGAACGAACAAGCCATGATGGCCCACTACAACGGCGGCACCAAAGCCGGTAAAGCAGTGGCGGACGGTGGTCCAGCGCCTTACGCGGAAACACGGGATTACCTGGCCACCGCCGATGGCTTGACCGGGAATGTTCCCGCGGGTGGTTCTGCTGGTGGTGCCGAACCAGTGCGCGTTGAGCTGAGCTTAAATGGTACGCTGCACGGCAATGGTGGTCAGGACAAGGTCGGTGATATCGAACCTCAACAGACCACCTTCTCCTTACCGATGGCTGCCGGGGCGCGAAGATGAAAAATACCAGGACACCAATTCCGGTTCACGAACCACAAATCAGCGTGCTGCTGCTGAAGAACGTGGCGCGTGATTATGTCGCCGGTGGTGACGGGCTTGGCACTGAGGCGCCGGCTTCTGGTCGTTTCCAGGGCGTACAGAACCGAATCGATCTGACGCCATACCTGGGCGAAGGTGGTGGTGTCCGGACGGCCAAGGGTGTCCGTGAGCCGGCGGGAAGCTTCACGGTGACGCTGGCGGACAAGATGTTCAATGGCGACAGCGCGCAGATGGAATCGTTGTACGGGCTCATTGAACCGATGGATGTCATTGAGATCCGTATGGCCCATGCGCCGACGAGCCCTGGAGTGGTCGTTGAATACCAGGGTCTGGCGGAACAGTTGCCAATCATCATGCGCGGCTTCGTCACGTCACCGCGCCGGGTCGAAAGCATAGATCCTAGTGGACGGCCTCAGCGCTCGATCACTATCACGGGGATGGATTACGGCAAGCTGTGGCAGATTATTCAGATTCGCTACCTGGCCAACTACGTGTTGGGTCAGGAGCTGCTGACCACGCTGAAGTTTGCGCAGAACTACGGGGTCAACTCGAACGTCGATTTCACGCCCAATCAGTTCATTTATGAGGTGGTGCAGAGCGTGTTGAATTCGTTCACCACGAACATGCGCACCAACTCGGGCATGGGCTTCGACGAGATGGGCGACAGCAATAGCCCGGTGCGTGACATCGAGGTTTTCGACCTGACGGTGCCGGATGCGCGCGTGTCGGCCTTCGGGGCGAACAGCTTCTCTGGCGGCACGCTGTACCAGATGCTCTGCCACTATGGCGACGTGGGTCCGTGGAACGAGTTGTACATGGAAGACCGTGAGGATGGCGTGGCGATCGTCTACCGCCCCAACCCGTTTTTCACGCCAGGCAATGACCTGGTGAATCCGCCGGCGGATCCCTACGAGCCGCCGGATGGCGAAGGCTTCGTGCAGGGCCTGGGCATCGTCACCATCGAGATCACCGATATCGACGTGATCAGTCTGAACACCGGGCGATCGGACGCGAATCTGGCCAACTACTACTGGGTGGATAACCCGTCGTTCTCGCTGATCCAGGGCGAGACGCTGCGCCTGCAAGCAGCTGGGCTCAACCCTGAAACCTATTTCATCGAAAACTACCGCAACAGTGCCCCCTGGCTGTATGGCTTGCGCATGATGCAGGTGCAGACCAATCAGGGTGGCCGCTTCGACTCGCAGAAAGAGCAGGAGCTGCTGGCCGGAAAAGGCGCATTGCAGTCCTGGTTAGATGAGCGCCGGGCGATCCTGGTGGCCAACAACCGGGACAACGTCGTGTTCGAGAACGGCCAGATGGTGCTCAAGGGTAACGAGCAGATCAAGGCCGGCATGTACCTGCGCCTGTGGCGGGGCAACATGTACGCTGATTACTACCTGACCCGGGTCGAGCATTCGTTTATGCCGTTCCGATCATTCATCACCACGGTGACGTTCGAGCGCGGTACCGGGTTCATCGAGCGGGCCAAACGTGGCAATGGGTTGCAGTCGCCGTATCTGGCGGAACTGAATGGTGACGGTGTCTACAGGAGCGTCGAATGAACGGCAGCGGAATCAGTCTTGCGAAGGTCACTCGCGTGGTCCCTGGTGGCCATGCTGTCGACTTGCTGTTCATGGACACTGGCGATCGCGTACCAGCCGTGCAGGTGATGACCGGATATGCCAGTGGTGATACAGGTCTGGTTGACCTGGTGCAGCCAGACCAAGGCGAGGACCAGTGGGACCCGAGCCGTATTGGCGAGCGTGAGGTAATCGCCTGCGTCAGCTATTACAAAAACATCCCGGTGGTGATCGGCTTCCTGTTTCCTCAGGTCTGCCAAATGCTCTTCGATCGGCAGAACTTCAAGGTGGACCGGCACGCATCGGACGTTTACACGACGACCGATAATGACGGCAATCACGAGCTGTTCCATCCGTCCGGCACCTATCTGCGCATCGGCACGGCGCCAGCGCATGAGGACCTGACCGGGTTGGACTTCGACAAGAAGTGGGCGATCACTAAGAACACCGACAAGGCCGTGCATGTGCATTTGTCGGTGCGCAATGCAGGCGCTGAGGTGGCCAGTCTGGATATCGATCCGGCGGGCAATGTCACCCTTGGGCATTCCGGCAACTACACGCAGAACGTCGGTGGTGATTACGCGCTGATCGTGGCTGGAAACTCGTCCAAGAACGTGACCGGCTCGGAAACGCTCACGGCCGATACAGTGCAGATCAACAGCACCACGCTCAAGCACAACACCAAAAACATCGGCGATACGCACACCCATGGTAGCGGTGCAGTGATCACGGGTATCACGCCGGTTCCAAACGCTTAGCGTATCTGCGCCTGCGGGATAAACCCCGGAACCACCTGGCCGCCCACCGGAGCCTCGACGGCATAAACCCTGTCGTTCGGCTCCCCCGTCACGGTGATCATGTCGCCGGCGAATACCGGAGCACAGCCATTCTCCTGGATCAACATCTTGGCCCCCAGCGAATCACCGGCATCAAGGCGCGACTGATACAGCTCGGCGGCGATCGCCTGGCGGCACATGAACACCGTTTTCGTCAGCACCGTGGCCGCCTGAGCAGGCATCAGGTCAGGTGCTGGGGTCAACATCGGGGTCATGAAGTAGCCATCAATAACCTGGTCGTTGACGTTGCGCATCAGGCCGCGGGTGGTGTCGCCTTGGACGTCGGTCACCACCACCACAAACCCTTTGGGTGCCTTGCCGCAATTGCCAGCTCGAACCGTGGATAGATAGCCAGGGTAATCCTCGGCCATGATGCGCGCCTTGGCGGCCATGGTGATCTGCGCATCAGGGCAGTAGAAGGTATCGCGGGCAACACGATACGCCTCGACATCATCTGCGGCCTGGGCCGGGGTGATCATGCTCACCAGGGCGAAGGCGAACAGCAACGCGCCAGCGATGGCGAAGGGCGTTGTGAGAATCGTCCAGGCCCGCTGACGGCGAGCTTCGAGGACAGTGTTGCGAGTGGCCTGGGATTTCATGATGCGTTACCTCTTCAGGTGTGTGGTCTTCGTGGTGGACGGGTTAGATTTTCAAGCAGCCTATGCTGGTACTGCCGAGTCTGCAGATTCCTCGTCATCAGTCGTGCCAGACAGAAACCCCATGATGATCGGGGCGACCGTGGTGGCCTTGGTCACCAGGAACAAATGCCCGTCGTCGATGACGTGCAAGGTGGCGTCAGGGATCAGTGCGGCGATCAGGCGCATATTGACCAGTGGGATGATCGGATCATCATTGCCAGCCAGCACCAGTGTTGGCTGCTTGATCCGGCGCAGCCAATGCAGACTGGTCCAGAACCAAACGGCCATTCCTTGGTAGGCATAACCGCGGCCACCAGTGGATTGCATCTTGGCGGCGTGGCTAGCGGCCAGCGCCTTGTCGTGGCGGAAAACTCCACCGTAGATTTCCGGTGCGATTTTGGCGCCGTACTCGGGGTCGGTATAACGTCGCGGGCTGGACATCAGCGCCAAGACTTTCGGGGACGGCATGACGCTCAGGATTCCAGTCGAAGTCGCCGCGAGAATCAGTTTTGTGCAGCGCTGCGGGTAATCATTGGCGAATTGCTGAGCCAGGAAACCGCCCCACGAAACACCAATGACATTGACTTGGTCGTATGCCAGGCAATCCAGCATCTTGGCCACGGTCTTGGCCAGGCCGCTGAACGTGTAAGGCAGGCGTGGCGTGGATGAGCCACCTACGCCTGGCACGTCGAAGGCAATCACTTCCTGATCATGATCCAGGGCCTGCACGAACGGGATCACCAGCTCAAGGCTGGCACCGATGCCGTTGAGCACCAGCAGCGGGGTGAGGTTTGGATTGCCTGGGCGCACCGCTGTTCTGATGGACTGGCCATCGACCATGACAGTGCGGAAAACAAATTCTTTCATCTCTGTTGCTCCATGCTGCTCGGCGTGCCGGGCGTTTCGGGTTTTTGTGCTGGCGAAGCCCGCACTGGGCGGGCTTGCTGTTATTGATCGCTGCGGCGGCGACCTTTGTTTTGGCGTTTCAGTTGAGCGCCATCAAGGTCATCGGCGCTGGAATACCAGACCAATAGTCCAGTCCCGACAATAGCGAGGATGATGACGAGCGCCAAAATAAGCAGCGGGATTATTTGGTCAAGCATGGCGACTCCTTGGGTTGGGCTTCCTTGGTACTGGCGAAGCCCCGATTAAGGGGCTTAAGGTGGTCGGGGTTGGTTATGCCGGGAAAAAGGCGGTGCCGCGTGTGATCGTGTAATGAACCTCGAAGGTGCCGTCTGAGTGCAGCGCTACAAGGCGATGCGGCGCACCGTTCTTATAAAGGTTCGCTTGCTCTTCCAAAGCGGCCAAGCCTTGCACACGGTTACGCGGTTTGATGTCGTCTTTTTGCAGCCATTCGGCGTGCTTGCTGGCCTCTTCAATGTTGGACCAGTTGCCGCCAAAAACTTGTTGAATCTGGATGCGGTATTTCATCGCGTCTTGCTCCGTTACTTTGTGCGTTTGTTGAACAGTGCGGTCGCCGCTTCGAGCGTCATTTGCTGCTCGACGTAGCGCCAGGTTTTCACGTCACGGCCTGCGACGTAGTTGACGCAGAGCTTCCACACGCCATAACCAGCATCCTCGCCCCAATGGTTGGTCGACTTCATCAGTGCGAAAGTCGATTTGCCAGACTTGTTGGCCTTGACGGAGATCTTGGTGTGGGCGGCTTTGGTCATGGCGGTGGCTCCGTGTTGTTCGTCTTGGCTACAACTTAAATATATCCATAGCTGCACATCTTTGCAACTACAGATACAAAGTAATTTCACCGCTTGTCGTGACAGCACCATCCTGTCATGAGCACACCATCGTCCCAGAAATCAGACGTCCGCCCGATCAGCTTCCTGCTCCAGGACCTGAGCAACGGCAACGACCTGACCAGCGTCCCACTGAACATCCGCCCAGCTGATCTGACGCGGGTCGAGCCGTCGCGCGCCTCGGTGCAGCAGACCCTCGGCGGGGCCTGGCTGGATAACTGGGGGCCCGGCATTCGCCAGGTGAACATCAACGGGCATACCGGCTGGCGTGGCAGCAACTATGAGGACGGCATGGAGCTGTTCCGGACGCTGAACAACACCGTATTCAAGAGCTGGCACGAGAAACGGCGCCTGGCGATCAGTGCCGGCCGGGATCCTGAGTTGATTCAGCTGATCTTCGCCGACCTGCTCGATGACTTCGTGTACGTGGTTGCCCCGATGAACTTCACGCTGCGCCGGAGCAAGCAGAGCCCGCTGCTGATGCAATACCAGATCAGCATGCTGGTGCTGTCTGAGGACTTGGTCGACCTGAAGAACAAGCTACGTCCGCCAGCGATCTTGCCGGGTGACATCGCGGTACCTGAGGCGCTGAAAACCCTGAGGGAGATCCTTGGACGAATCCGCAACTTTGCCACCAGCGTGGGTAACTTCATCAACGGCACCATTGGTGCAGCCGTCCGATCGTTCATGAACCTGACGGCCGATGTCCTGGCGGTGACGGTCGAGACGATCAGTTCGCTCAAAGGTTCGTTTGATGAGGTTGCCGGTCCGCTGCTGTCGGTAGCCACCGACCTGGCCCAGGCCGGGCGCAACATCATGTGCACCGTCGCCACCGTGCAATCGCTGGGGACCTTCGTCAAATCCAGGATCATGGAAATCAGCGGGGCCTTCACCTACGCCTTGTGCCTGCTGAAAAACGCTTTTGGTGGCGGCAAGAAATACCCGGACTATTCCGACTGGTACGGCGCGAGCAACTGTTCGTCCATCTCAGGTGGTCGTCCGCTGTCGCCGCTGCGCTTCGAAAACCCGTTCTACAAACTGACGCCGAGTCCGAGCACGCCGATCACCCAGACACCAGAAGCGCGCAATTCCATGAAGCTGCTGGTAGGCATGGATGTGTTATCGACCACGCCGACCATGGACATGGAGTCGAATATCCGCTCGGTGAATGACGGCACGGCTGTCGTTGAGGCTATCGCATGAGTGAGTTTGACCGCCCCCTGATCGGTTACCGCCTGGTTGACACCTTGTACGGCGACACCTTGCAGAAGGTGGCTGCGCGTGAGCTGGGCAACGCGGACCGTTGGCCTGACCTGGCCAACATTAATAACCTGATGCCGCCGTACATCACTGATGACGCCTCGATCGCGTCTGATCGGGTGCTGCTGTCTGGCAGCACGCTGATCGTCCCCGCGCAAAGCAAGCTGTCGGAGGCGTCCGACTCGACGGATCCGGACAAGATCTATCAGATGGACATGGGCCTAATCGATGGCGATATGTCCGCTGATGAAAATGGCGACTTTCTGGTGTTCAACGGTCGCGACAACCTCAAGCAGGCTTTGGAGCACCGTGTCGATGTCGAGCGCGGGGAGCTGATGTGGCATCCGGAATACGGCTCGCTGCACCGGGCGTTGATCGGCACGGTGAATGGGCCGACGGCGAGCACGCTGGCGGCCAAGTATGTAGACGCGACGCTGAAGGCCGATCCTCGCGTCCAATCGGTCAATAGCGTGGTCGCCACCGTCGTCGGCGATCAAATCAATGTGGTGGCGGACGTAATGCCCATCGTTGGCCGATCCATGAAAATCGAGGTAGGTATCTAATGTTTCAAATCAAGGACTTCGTCTCGATTACGGCATCGATGATCAACCTCATGCGTGCCAGCACGAAGAAGATCACCGACTTCAACGTCGGCTCGGTAGCGCGGACGCTGATCGAAGCGCCGGCATCCGAGCTTGATCAGCTGTACCAGGAAATGTTCCACGGCCTGAAGGAAGCGATTCCGGTCGCCACCTACAACACGTTTGAATTTCCACTGCTCCCGGCGTCGGCCGCGACTGGTGTGCTGACGTTCTACGCCACGGGTGGTCATTCTGAAGACATCCTGATCGCCACTGGGACACTGGTGAAGAACCCGACCACGAACAAGGTCTACCGGACCATCCGTGACGTCTTCCTTGAGGTTGGCGATCCTCAGGTGTCCGTGGCGGGCGTGGCCGATACGGTTGGCGCTGATACCAACTGCGACGCCAACACCATTCTGGTGTTGATCGGTTCCATCACGGGTATCGCCGGGGTTTCCAACCTGACCGCTTTTTCCGGTGGGCGCGACATCGAAACGGATGACGAGCGCAAACTGCGATTCCAGGGCTTCATCAGTACGCTGCAGCGCGGCACCTTGGCGGCGATTCGCTACGGGGCCAGCACTGCGGTGGTGACCGACGTCAACGGAATCATCATTGAGCGAGTGGTGTTTATCGGGATCGTCGAGCCCTACGAAGTCGATCCGATCGCCAATGACCCGGGGTACGTCGAGGTCTACGTGCACAACGGCGTGGGCGGTACCTCGCCGACGCTGGTGGACAACGTCCAGCTGATCATCGACGGCTATTACGATGAGGATGGTGTTCCAGTTCCTGGCTGGAAAGCCGCCGGAGTGGTGGTGGACTGTTTCGCTGCGACCGAAGTGCTCCAGGCCGTGACCGGATCTGTATATTTTTTACCTGGGTATCAGAGCGCTACCGTGTTGGCTGAATGCACGACGGTGGTCCGTGCGTATCTTCTCTCGCTGAAGGTCGGCGAGAAGTCGGTGAAGAACGAAATCGTCGAACGGATCATGGCCGTGCCTGGCGTGTACAACCTGGTGCTGGCCGCACCGACGGCGGACCTGGCGCCGATCGCCTCCGAGAAAATCATGCCGGGCGTCGTCACGCTGACAGCTGGGGTGTAACCGTATGAAGCTCACGCAAAAGCTCCTTGGCTACCTCAATCGGGCCTTCAGTCGCGATCCTGTCCAATTCATGGCGCTGCGTATCAGCTATGACGGCGCCATGGTCTGGACGATCGAGGACGCGGTGCTGACTACCACCGTCACTGGCGGCACGGGCACGAGCCATGTGGTGCAGCTCAGCGACTACAACCTGGCGCAGCTGGCAAACTACTTCGCTGCACTGCCAGGGTACTCGGTGCCATTCCAGATCTCCGGAACGGCATCAACGCTGAGCGCTCGCGTACTGATGGATGGCACTGGCGACCAGGTGTTATCGAACGGCGATCACCTGTACGCCTATACCTCGCTGACCTGGGCTTTCCTTGAGGCGAGCGCCTACGAGCTCAAGCACGCTCGCGAACAGATTTACCAGATGCTGCGGCAAATGGTGGTGCCAACAGCAGAAGACGAGTGGCTGGATGAGATCGGTGGCTATTACAACGTCAGGCGCCAGGATGGCGAGATCGATTCGACCTATGGTCCTCGAATCATTTATGAGGTGATTCGCCCGCGGAACAACAACAAGGCGATTGAACTGGCAATCAGTCAGGCCACTGGCGGCCTACCATCGAAGGTCACGGACGTGACAATCCCGGGTGATATCTCTCCGCTTTACAATGGGGATATCGACCATGATGGGTCTAGGCTGTATAACGCGACAGGTAAATATCGGCGAAACCTCTTCGATGTCGAGTATGCGTTTGACCTCGAAGGCGCTGAAGATATTGCCCCATTCCAAGCGCGTGTGCTTGGCATCATTGACCAATTCCGCTCGGCCGGCACGCACCTTCGGCAGATTTTGCTTCAGTCTGGTCAGCTGGTTGATACCGCCACTTACAACTTCACAGACAGTCTGGATTTCGTCGGCACCGTGACGATGGAAGATTCGGTGGATGCCCAGACCGATGACATGGAACTCTCCGGAATTCTTGGTTTGACTGATACGGCTGTCATGCCTGCCGACGGTGATCTGGTCATTGAGTCGCTGAGCGTTCACACCTACAACGGCGTCCATTTCTATGGCGGTTCTGGCCGTGTGGTGAATTACGACAGCGGCGAAACCGTGATCGAGACGCTGTAGTCGGTCGTGACATTACCCTCCTCTCATTAAAGGAGGGCATCCCCCCATGATCCAACTCATTGACGACGTGAATTACGGTGACCCCGAGTATCGGCCTACCGGTATTTTTACGCTGAATATTTACCGTAAAGGCGTGTTGGTCGAAGTCTATGAAGACGCCAATCTGGTGGTTGATCTATCGAAGCAACAGCTCGCTCGATTGATCGGTGGCGACGTCACCAACCGATCGTTGACCAAGATTGGTTTCGGTACGTCCGGCACTGCGCCGGCCGCTGGGAACACGTCATTGACTGGTGCCTATGTGAATGCCCTTGGCGCTGTTACCTATCCCGCCACGAACTCCGTTCAATACGCCTTCACCCTCGGCACCTCTGAGGCCAACGGCCTGTCGATCATGGAATTCGGTCTGTTCACTGCCGGCGATGTTCTCTTCGCTCGAAAAACGCGCGCCGGCGTCATTGTGAAAGACTCCGACCTTTCGCTCGCTGGCACCTGGCGCATCAACTTTTAAGGGGCTGGTAAATGTCTAACGTTCCAGAATCCGCCGTTTATGATGCCGGTATTTACCAGATCGAAATCGTCGATGCTGTAATCGGCGGCGTCAACGGTATTTCCAACCTGCAGGCCAAAGGGTTGGCAAACCGGACCACTTGGCTTAAGCAGCAGGTCGATGCGCTCAATTTGCTGAAAGGTACTGGTGTCGCCATCTTCAGTGCGGCGAACAGCTACACGGGTGGTCAGCAGGTGATCTACCAGAAGAACATCTGGCAGGCCAACACCGCGATTAGCCCTGGCGCCTTCAACCCAGCTAACTGGACTCGACAGCTCGGCGTGGCCGCTGAAAGTGCGCTGGCCGACGCTGTTCCTCAGCAGGACGGAGTGGCCGCCGTCGGCACCTCGACTGATGTGGCTCGCGAAGATCACGTTCATCCAGTCGACACGAGTCGGGTCGCTGTAAGTGACCTTGCTTCTCAAGCAGAAGGTGAGGCGGGCACAAACAACACAAAATGGATGAGCTCGCTTAGGGTGGCTCAATTTGTCGCCGCAAAAATAGTACAGGCTACCGAGAGTCTCTTTGGTTGGGCGAAGGTGGCAACTCAAACACAGACTAATGCGGGCACTGACGATACAACAATCGTAACCCCTAAGAAGTTGAGAGCAGGGTTTTCAATTTCTCTGTCGGTAAACGGATGGATTGCGTTTCCAACATGGATGAGTGGCCTGATTATTCAGTGGGGGAAAACAGGTCCAGGCGTTGTCCCAGCCGGCGGTCAGAGCGTAAATCCTTCGTGGCCAATGGCGTTCCCTACCGCGGTCATTTATGCAGGCGCATCCTGCGATGCGACTGGTTCTACTGCCAACGTTTTGGGGACAACCGTTTATAACGTTGGACTGACAACCGTCGGGGTGACCGTGACGAACACCGGTGCTGGTCAGAACACCAACGGAACCTACTACTTGGGTATCGGTTACTAAGGAGAAAATCCATGTTCGCGTCCAGGTCTACTCGTGGTTTCTACTATCCGGGGGTCAATGTTTCCATGCCGGCCGATGTGGTAACTCTCCCAGAAGGCCTGTATGCCGAAATAATGGCCGGTCAATCTGAAGGCAAGATTATCGAATGGGCCGAGAATGGGTTTCCATTTTTGAGTGACGCCCCGCCGCCGACGACCGACCAGATGTGGAATAAAATAAAGTTCGAGCGTGACCGTCGTAAAGATCTCGGTGTGCTGGCTGCCGGGCATTGGTTTCACTCCGATTCGGCGAGCCGGATCCAGCAATTGGCTCTCGTAATCATGGGTGCCAACATGCCCGCCGGCATCCAGTGGAAAACCATGGGTGATGAATATGTCCTGATGACACCGACGCTGGCCGGGCAGATCTTTAATGCGACGGCAACGCTCGATCAGGTCCTGTTCAGTAATGCCACCGCCCACCGTACCGCCATGCTGGCCGCTGCCGTTCCCAGCGAATACGACTTCTCTACCGGCTGGCCTGATTTCTACCAGGAGTAACCTGTCATGCAGCTCGCTTTCTATCGAGGTAAGACCAGGCTGTTCAACATCCTCACCGCCTGGTGGACCCGTGGGCCTTTCTCACACTGCGAGCTGATCGTTGGGTATGACGACAAAGGCTTTGCCGAGTGCTGGTCGGCGTCGTTTATGGATGGCGGCGTGCGCCGTAAAATGATCGAGCTGGATCCAGCGCACTGGGTCATCGTGCCGACCACGTTATCACCGGAAGATGAGGCCGCTGCGGTGGCCTGGTTCGCCGAGCACAACGGTAAAAAATACGACACGCTGGGTCTGGTGGGATTCTTGTGGCGCCCGTTCTCCGGCAGTGGATCGAAGTGGTTTTGCTCTGAGGCTCTGGCCGCGGCCCTGGGCTTCCAGGACTCGTGGCGGTTCTGCCCGAACACCCTGCACGCCTCGGTAACGCGCAAGGCGACTTTCGAATGATCACCTTCGAGCGCATGCGCACCGCCATGGTGTTGTGCCTGATGCTGGCCTTGGCCGTGCTGTGCAACCTGGCGCCAGATGAATCAAAGCCTTGGCATATCGCTCAGCTGCTCATGGTCGGCGGCGTGTACATCGCTCGCGACTACCTGCAAACGCTGATCGGTGATTACCTGGTGCTGATCCCCATGGGGTTGCTGGTGCTGATCATCTGGTCGGCCTCGGAAAACCCTTATGCCTCCTCGAGCGGCTTCCTTATCGGGTTGACGTTTGGCTGGGCCATATTCTCGCAGTCGCATCAAACGTCTGTGCTTAAACGGATGCTTTCATCCGTGCTGGTGGCTTGTGCGGTCGATAGCGGGATCTACCTATCCGCAATCGGGCGAATGGATGGATTCGTTTCTGATACGGCCATGAAGGTCGTGCCATTAGCATTGTTGTATACCGTAGTGAGGACACGACAGTGCCTGAAGACCAACAAGAGACTGTAGGACATCCCGAGAGCGACATTGAGTCGTTACGTCGTGAAGTCGTCAACAACTCAAACCTGATCAAGGAAGTGGTACATCTTCATCGCCGTTTGACGGACAACTTTCAGGAAATGGTGAGGCTGGATACCAAGGTATCCGACGTTACTGAGTCGATCGTCGAGATGCAGCAGTTGCTGAGTCGTCAGCAGACGATGCTCGACATCCTGATGACCTGGCACAACAACCAGAAAGCCGTGCGCAGCGCGCTGGGCTGGCTGATCGACAAAGCCCCAACGCTGGCCGCGGTCGCGGTCTTTATGTTCTGGGTGCTTGACCAATGGCAGAACAAAAAGGGCGGTGGCAGCTGATGAAAATTATCCCCGAGTGGCGTGAAGCCTGGCGCTTTACCAGTGTGCAGGCGCTGTTGTTGTTGCAGTTTTTGCCGGAGCTGATCAGCACCTTTATCGACTATGCGCCGGAGACCATGGACCTGACGATTTACCGTGTGGCCCTGGCCATTGCGTTGATCGCCAGGTTCATCTATCAGCCAAAAGCCCGCGAAGCCACTGCGAGTGATGATGATGCCGCCAATCAAGAAGGGTAACCGTAAGTCGTGGCTCAGCGGTGCGGTGCTAGCGCTGGTGGCCGCGGGTGCCAGTGCTCCGGCGATCCTCGATCAGCTGACCATGGAGCGTGAAAGCGGTGGCCGGTATGAGCTCAAGGCGTATCAGGATGGCGCCAGGGTCTGGACCGTATGCGACGGCAAAACCGCTGGCGTCACGGCCACCACCACCATGACCAAAGAACAGTGCGACGCCTGGCGCGAATCTGAGATCGGACGGCGTCTGACGTTCGCGCACAACACCATCAGAGTACCGATGAGTGAGCCGGCCTGGGCCGCGTTTGGGCGGTTCTGCTACAACATCGGTAACACCGGCTGCGCTGGTTCGAACACCGCCAAGCTAATCAACCAGGGCCGTCATGCTGAGGGCTGCAAGGCCATGCTCAACTGGCGCTACATCACGCGCGATGGCAAGAAGGTTGATTGCTCGACTGAGCAGCCATGGTGCAAAGGCTTGTGGGAAGACCGCCAGGCCACCGCCGAGCTGTGCTTGCTGTGAGCGCCTTGTTCAAGCTGGTGCCAATCTGGGTGTGGGTTGCCGTCGCCGCTGCGGTTGGCTTGTTCGTGCAGCACTCGATGCTAAGTGCTGTCCAGGCTGAACGTGATCGGTTTGAGGACCAGGCGAGCCAGGCACAGGCTCGAGTGACCTCGTTGCAGTCCACGGCCAAGTTGCAACGCCAGCTCACTGCCGATACGGAAAAGCGGGCCAACGATTACGATGGGGAATTGAAGAATGCCAATGCCGAACGCGACACACTGGTTGCTGGCCTCGATGCTGCTACTCACAGCCTGCAAGTCAGGGCCCATTGGGTGCCTGCCGCCAGAAAGTCAGGCGCCAATGTCAGCGCCACCGACGAACCTGATGGCGGATCCTGCCGACTTGATGCCTCTGCTGAACAAGCTTATCCAAGTCTCGAAGCCGGAATCAAAACCCAGCGGGCCCAAATAATCGGCCTGCAGGGTTACGTGCGCGATCTGCTCAAAGCCTGCAAAATCGGTCCGTGATGCTATAGTCCAGGTTCCTTGTGAGTGATCCGCAACGAACCCTGAGGGCATCATCATGTGAACCACAACAAAAAAGGCCCCGCGGGGCCTTTTTCAATATGTGAGTGGTATCAATTCAAGGCGCTGCGGATCTGCTTGGCCGGGATGAACTTCACGGCGACGGTTTCCGGGATCTCGCCCATAGTCCCCTGCTGAATGTCATACCCCTTGCGGGCTTTTCGGTTGTATTTCTTCAAGGTGCCGACGCCGGGCAATACGGCCTTGCCGTCGGCGAGCAGGGTGTGGGCCAGGTCATTCATCATCTCGGTGAAAATGCTGTTGGCGGCCTTTTGCGTGTAACCGCGCGAGGTCAGGCTGTAAATGCACCGGTCTCTCAAATCATTCGACATCTGCTGCATCCTTTGTGCGGGTGGGTGGCTAGAACGGCACGTCATCATCTTTGTTCGGTGGTCGCTGTTGTGGTGGCTGTTGCGGGCGCGGTTGTTGTGGTGTTGGTCGCTGGGCTGGTGCTCGTTGTGCTTGCGGGGCTGTTGCTGGTGCCCGCATATCCTTCGGATCGAACATCGACACCAGCAACGAAGCTCGGCCATCAGGGTTAGGCACGCCGGCCGGATTGAAATAGCGATCCAGCATCAGGTATTGACCGCCCTTCCCATCATCCATCAGCGCCCCGACGTTGTGCCACCTGCTCTTTTTTTCACCCTGTGATTCATATTCTCCGACCTTGACGGCCAGGTCCTTTAATTTTGTGTGAGCCACGGATTTCCCCTTGCTCTATCGAGATACCCAATTCTGCTGGCACGACTACCTGGGTACTCTTTCCATTGGCATAACGGGCGCCGACGTCCTGGCGCCCGACAACAATGCTACGCAGCTACCGCGGTGGAACGCTCGACGACCTCGCCGTCCTCGATCCAGTAAGAGTTGCCCTTGCCCGTTTTGCCAAGGTCTGGGAGATCCGCGACGGATGCCAGCGACATGAACAGCAGGGTATCAATGCCGGACTTCATCAGCATCTTGACCAGGCTGTTGCGGCCGGTGCGCATCAGGATGTCGGCCGCATCGATCACCATCACCGTGTCGCCGAGCTTCATCGCCATGGCTGTCTGGAGTACCACGCGGACAATGTATTTTTCCGCCTCTGACAGCATCAGGTAGACGCGATCGCCCAAGGTCAGTGACAGCTCGCGGTCGATCGCCACGGACGGGAAGCCTGAAGCCTTGATCAATGGCTTGACCCACTCATCGCAGAACTGGCGCACGGCGGCGTACAGGACGGTGAGGCGCAGACCATTCGGGGCCAGGATATCGACCGCCAGCTGGTTTTTCTCGATCGCGGCGTGGATCCGGTCGGCATCGTGTTTCTTCTTGAATGAGGTAAAGCGCGCCTCGGCTCCGGCCAGGTTGGCGCGAGCGCCTTCGACGTCTACCTCGTTTTTGTCTTCACCTTGAGCTTCGGCAGCGTCGTCGATATCGGAGACTTGTTTTTGCGCGGCTTTAGCCTCGTTGAGTTTCGACTGCGCGACGCTGTGCTCGCCGCCGATGGTTTGCGACAACTCGCGGGCGGTGGCGGCAGCGTTGCGGGCGTCCATGTGGGCCGTCTGCATCTCGGCGAATTTCTCCGGCGACAAGGTGTCCTCGACCTTGTGCAACTGGCCACCGCGAACGATGACCGGTTTCGCGCAGTGCGGGCAGTCCACGGTGGTCGGACGGGCCGACGGCATCGGGTTGTCGGTCACCGCCTGGTTGGCGAGGTCTTCGGCTTCGCGGGCGGCCTTCAAGCGACCGGCGATTTCATCCAGTGCATCATGCAGCGTCGTTTCGGTGGCGGCCAGCTCTTGCAGGCGGGTGTACTCCGCAAAGTCGACGGCACTGGCGGCGATCGCCGACTCCAGCTCGGCCTTGTAGTTGTCGACGTCAGCTTGCAGCTGTTCGAGGCTGGTGCCGTCCTTGTCGAGCTCGTAATCCCAGTCGGCCGGAACATAGCTTTCGCCTTTTTTGCTGCCCCAGTTTTCACCGGTGATGTTCTTCCACTGGAATTTGTAATCCTTGCCTTTATCGCGGGCCTTGCGCTCGGATTCCTCCCAGCCAAACTCGGTGATCATGGCCCACAACTGTTCGGTGGCCTTCTCGGAAATTTCCGCCTTCTTCAGTTCGACGGCCAGGTCAGCTTTGCTCGGTACCGCTTGCAGGAAATCGGTCAGTGCGACGCTGCGCTCGGTTGGCTCCATGTGCGCCAGGCTGATCAGGCCGGCCGCCCACTCAGTAGCGGTCGGTGGTCGCGGGCCTTCAGTGGACACTTCGGCTTTCGGCCAGTTGATCCGCACCATGCTTTCGTTGTCGTCGGTGGCGATTTCAACAAACGCCTTGGTAGCGCCACTGCGCACCAGCAAGCCGGCCATGGCCTTGGTCATGCCTTTGAGTGGTAGCGGTCGCCCGGTCAATGCTGCGCCCACGGCCTGGGCCAGTGACGATTTACCGGCGTAGTTGTCAGCGCCGATCAGCGTCAAGCCTTTGATCTGGAAGTCGCCCCGGCGAATCCCACGGAAATTTTCGATTCTGGCTAGCATTCAGGTGTTCCCCCGCGCCAGCCGGGCGTCATGCCCGGCGGTGCTGATGATGGATGGTGGTGTTAGAACGGTGAATCGTCGTCGCCTTCCGGTGCGTCTGGATCAGTGTTGGGTGTGTCGTCACCGCCGAACATCTCACCGAGTTCGTCCACTGGATCTTTCGGCGCTTGATCGCCGGTATCATCCTGCTGTTGTTCAAGGACTGGCTCAATGACCAAGGCCTCGTTTTTCTCCAGCTCTGGTTCCGGGTCCGCTGGCTTGTCGGCGGGTTTGGTTTGACGCGGTCTCCGGCCGCTGGGCGGTGCCGGATCCTTGATCGCGCCGCCAGTCGTTGCCCCAGCACTGTCAGTGCTGGTGGTTTCAGGTTTCGACTGTGTCGGTTCCTTAACCAGTGGCTGTTCGGTTTTCGCTTCGAACGCCTCGGAGGCTGAGACGTTACCGTCCTTGACCGAGTTGTAGATGCCGATCAGCAGGACGATATCGTCCGGCATGATGTCGACCAGCTTTTTGCCCAGGCGCGTTTCGATGTGCTTTTGGGTGACGCCATACGGGGCGAACTTGGTCAGCATGCCTTTAACGCGTTCGCTGAGCGGGATACCGGCGCCGCCCTGCAGGGTCAGACGGCAACGCTCTTCGGCAGCCTTGACGATATCGGCCGGCAGCACCGCCAAGATACGGGCACGCATACGCCGCGCGCCCATGTTGGCCCCCAGCTCGTAGATGTCACGCTGATCAGTCAGGGCATAACCGCCAGCCTTGGTATCACGCTTGTGGTGCACGGTGAATCGCTGGGTGGTCAGGGTGTTGGTTTCCAGATCCCAGGCATACGCCTCGAGTTCGGTCACGCCGTCCTTGTTCGACAGCTCACGCATGCCGTAGTCGATGTTGCCCCAGGCGCTGGCCAAGGCTTCCGCCAGGCGGATCGACGGGCCGGTGACTTCTTGCCCGCCACGCTTGTAGGAGTAGAACGCCGCTTCGGCCATCCCCGGCAAGGAACACGCCTTCATGACTTTTTCCCAGGCAGCAACCGGATCACGCGGCATGGATTTGGCGATCATCAGCTTGGCCTGGACTTCGGCGATCGCACGTTGCACCTCGATCGTCACGGTACCGGCGTTCACGCCATCAGGCAGACGGTTACCACCCGCTTGAACAGCGTAGGGGTTGACCATCTGGTTAGTTGTTGCCACGTCTTTGCTCATACAGGGAAATCCTCATCTTTAGGTTTGGCGGCCTGATATTTCCAGGCGTTACAGAACTCGGTGCCGTGCGCCGGGCAATACTTGTCCGAACACAGCATGCTCATCGGGTTAGCCGGGAAGGACTGATACAAGCGGTCGGGGTCCTGGCGAAACAGCCCAACGTCCATTTTAATGCGCTGAATCACCTGATAGGCGTCTGTCTGCGCTTGTTGCAGGGGATAGGTGGTGGTGGTTACTGGTGGTTGGTGCTTCGTTTTGCCGACTCGCGGGATCCAGTCGACATTAAGGCTGTTCACTTCGTGGCCGGCCGAGACTGCCAGTAAGGCGTATCCGCCCAGTTGCAGCCAGAACTGGCCTTCCCGTGCGCCGTACTTCTCGTCACGGATCGCGCCGTTGTGTTCCAGGATGTCGATGTGGCCGGCCAGTGTAAACCCATCGCCGATATCGGCGGATAGGGAAATCTCCACGGCCTTAGGGTCCAGCATCGCGGCCATCGGCATATAAGCCTGTACCTGGCGGCGCAGCTGAATGATGGCGGCGTTCAGGCTTGGGGTGGTGTCGTCCCAGATCACACCGTCGGTGATTTCCTCGCTGAATTTATCAACGGCGGCGTTGCAGGCGTCTTCAACGCTGCCCAGCTGACCGTTATAGATTTTGTTGGTCAGCACGACCTCAATGCCGTAGTGCGCTGACGTGCCCAAGGCCGAACCGACCGAGGCGGCGAGCTGACGCAGTTCATAGCCCGCGGCTTCGACTTCGGACTGAAACAGCTTGGCCGCTGCCCGGCGGTTGCAGTCCATATAAGCAGGTAACCCGCTGCACCTGATGATCGTTTCTTCTCTGGCCACGTTTTGCACCCATAATTCAAATTAGTCCCGACTGGCGCAGATTATGGCGAACAGCTTTACACCTTGCAAGCTAGTTTTTTGATGTTAGCGTTTGCAAATTGTAAATCTGTTGGCCCATAATCGTTAAACCATGGTGCCACCGGCATCAGGGTAAATACTGGAAAAGACAAGGTGAAAATCATGAACTTGGCATCTGATCTACTGCAAAAGGTGGACAGCGCAGGATTCCCTGTAAAGGAAGTTTGTGTGCTGGCCGGTGTATCTCCGTCGACGATCGCTGTATTGCGTCGGCAAAAAACTGGGTGCAGTCAACGCACCTATGACCTGATGATCGGCGCGCTGATCAAAATGGTGCAACAACGTAACCAGAACATGATCGAAGCGCATCTGGTGCAGTTGGACCTGATCAACTCCGCTGATACGGAGGAATCGCTTGCTCGCAATAAAGAGCGTGATGCTGAGGGGGAACAGGGGCACCACGCATGAGTTCGATTCAGCTCAGGCCGTACCAGGCTGCCGGGGTTGAAGCGATCCGCGCTTCGTTCAAGGCAAAAAATCGGGCAGTGCTGTATGTGTTGCCCACCGGCGGCGGGAAAACTTTCACGTTCAGTTACGTGGCAGATGGAGCGACCAAGAAGCAAAACAAGGTTCTGATCCTGGTCCACCGTAAAGAGCTGTTGATGCAGGCATCGATGTCGTTGGCGAAGATGGGGCTCAAACATTGCCTGATCGCCCAGACCGAGCATATCCGCGAGATCCAGCACCAGCAGCTCAGTGAGCTGGGTCGGTTGTACTTGAGCGAGACGGCGAAAATCGCGATCGCCAGCGTAGGGACTTTGGTCAATCGGCTGTCGACCACCTGGTCGCCTGATCTGATCATCCCGGACGAAGCGCACCACTGTCAGAAGGATAACACCTGGGGCAAGATCCTCGGCTTCTATGATCAGGCGCGCATCCTTGGCGTGACCGCGACACCAATCCGCTCTGATGGTAAGGGTATGGGCGTCGACTTCGGTGGCCTGTTCAATGACCTGGTGGTTGGGCCGTCCATGAGCGAGTTGATCGCGCTGGGCTATCTGTTGCCGTCGACCGTGTACGCACCGCCGACCGCCTTGGATCTGACCGGAGTGCGTTACGGCAGCGGCGGCAAGGACTTCATTCAAAAGGAGTTGGTAGAAGCGGTGGACAAGCCCGTGATCACCGGCTCTGCGGTCAAGCACTATGGCAAGTTGTGCCCGGGCCTTCAGGCGCTGGCGTTCTGCGTCTCGGTCTCGCACGCCGAGCACGTCGCGGCCGACTTCCGTGCCGCCGGCTGGAAATTCCAGTCGATCGACGGGACCATGCACAGTGCCCAGCGCCGCTCGTTGATTCACGGTCTGACCACTGGGCGCCTGGATGGCTTGAGCAGCTGCGACATCGTTTCCGAAGGTACGGACATTCCGGTAGTGGGTTGCGGGATTCTGCTGCGGCCAACACAGAGTACTGGTCTGCATATGCAGCAAGTTGGGCGGATCCTTCGACCGTTTGAAGGTCAGGACCGGGCGATCGTGCTGGACCACGTTGGCAACTGCGCCAAGCATGGCTTGCCCGAAGAGGACCGCGAGTGGTCCTTGAGCGGTGAAGTGAAACGCGGCGGCAAGAAAAACGAAGTGAATATCCGTGTGCTGCAATGCGATACCTGCTGGGTTACCTTTGCCCCCGCACCGCAATGCCCGAACTGCGGAACGGCGGTAGAATTCAAGGGTCGTGTGGTCGATGAGGTTGACGGTGAGCTGCAGCGGGTCGAGGCCGAGCAGGCGATGCAGATGAAGCGCAATCGGGCCTTTGAGCAGAGTCAGGCCAAAACACTCGAGGAGCTGGTCGAGCTGGCCAAGTCGAAACGCTACAAGAATCCGCACGCGTGGGCCCGGCACATTCTTCACGGGCGCAAAGCAAAACAGGGTGCTAGGGCATGAGTGAAATTAACGTCGTAAAAGCCATCATGCTGCACTGCTCGCAGGGGGCGTCGAGGCTGTTCAAGTTGACCACCGGCCAGGGCTGGGTCGGCAATTTCAAACGGGTGAAAGGCATGTTGGTGGCGACGGACTTCCGTCCGCTGCGTGCGGGCCTGGTGAAGTCGGACAACGAGCTGGTGGATGGCGCCAGCGACCTGAATGGCTGGACCACCATCACCATGACGCCGGAGTGGGCCGAACGGCTGATGGGCAAGAAGATCGCCATTTACACGGTGATCGAAGTGAAGGACCTGAAGGGCTCTGCGCAGAAGAACCAGAAGTCATTCGTGGCCCGGTTGCGCTTGTTCGGTGCCATTGCCGGTTTCGCCAAAACTCCCGAGCAGGCTCAGGCCGTCATTGACGCCTGGCCATACGACGACCAACAACAAGGGAAGTAGCGTCATGGCACGAAAAGAGCTACCCCGCATTGACCGGGACAAAATCCTGGCCGCGGTCGATATCGTTGAAGTGATCACCGGCTACGGCGTGGGTCTGAAGAAGTCCGGCAAAGAGTGGGAGGCCTGCTGCCCGTTCCACAAAGAGCGCACGCCGAGCTTCAAGGTCGTTCCGGACAAACAAATTTATTACTGCCACGGCTGCGGCGCGGGCGGTGACGCGATTCGGTTTGTCACTGACTTCGAGCAGATGAGTTTCGTCGACGCCTGCAAGGTGCTGTCGGGCGGCGATCTGCGCCAGGTGAACAATCTGACGCCAGTGCAGCGCGACTCGGTAAAGGTGAATGCCCAGCCGGAATGGGAGCCGATTATTCCTGTGCCTGAAGGCGTGCCGGATGCGACCTTCATTTACCGCCGGATGATCGATGGCGAGTGGCAGGAATTCCCGATCCAAACGATTTACCCATACCGCGACATGGGCAGTCAGCTGATCGGCTATGTCGTGCGCTTCCTGCATCCAGTCACTGGAAAAAAGGAACTGATGCCGCTGGTGTGGGCCCGCAACACCGAGGACAACCGCGAGGCCTGGCGTTGGCTGTCGTTCCCGAAACCACGCCCGCTGTACGGCCTTGATCGGCTGGTGCAGTTCGACAGCAAGGTTCCCGTGCTGCTGGTCGAGGGCGAGAAGTGCGTCGACGTAGGCGCCAGTGTCGTCCATCAGATCCCAATCGTGTCCTGGCCGGGCGGCGGTAAAGCGATTCGTTATGTCGATTTCAGTCCGCTGGCGGGGCGCAAGGTCATTCTGTGGCGGGATGCCGACATCCCGGGCTACCAGACCACCTACGGCTGGTTTAGCGAAGACGGCGAGCTGAACAAAGGCCTGGTGCAGCTGCTGCAAGAAGCCGGCGTGGCCGGGATCATGTGTGTCGAACCGCCTGATGGTTCGCCAGATGGCTGGGATATCGCCGACGCGATCGAGGTCGACGGCTGGGACAATGCGCACACGCTGGCCTATATCAAGGCGCATGCGGGAAAACCACTCGAGCCGCTGCCGCACTATGACGGTAACGATGAAGAAATCCCGGACCTGTACGAAGGTGAGGCCGAAGGCGCCAGCGTCGATGAAGAGGAAGAATTCAAGGACCCGGTCAGCGACGAATACATTGAAGTGTTCGACGACGAAGATGATCCGTACCGCCCATTGGGTTATGACCATGGTTCGTTCTTCTACTTGGCCAAGGGTTCGCGCCAGGTGCATGAACTGACCGCGTCGGGCCACTCGAAACAGGCGCTACTGGCCATGGCTCCGTTGTCACACTGGGAAGCGCGCTACCCAGGCGCTACCAGCCGCGTATCCTGGGACATGGCGATCAATGCCCTGATGCGAATGTGTGAGGCCGAGGGCATCTATGACCCTGACCGCATTCGCGGGCGTGGCGCCTGGTGGGACAGTGGGCGCTCGGTGTTGCACCTCGGTTCGCACCTGATCGTGGACGGCACCGTTTGCCAGCTGCGCGACGTGGACGGCTGGCACATTTACGAGCATTCGCGCGCCATGCTGGTGGACATCGACCATCCATTGAGCGCCCGCGAAGCGTACAAGGTGATCGAGATCTGCAAGATGATGCAGTGGGAAAAACCGATCGATGCTTACCTGTTCGCCGGCTTCATCATGCTGGCGGCGATTTGCGGCTCGCTGGACTGGCGCCCGCATATCTGGCTCACGGGCGGTGGCGGTACCGGTAAATCCTGGGCGATCACTAACATCCTGTCGCGGTGCCTGGATGGGTTCGCGCTGAATGCGCTGTCATCGACCACCGAAGCGGGTATCCGTCAGGCCCTGGGACACGACGCGCGCCCGGTGATCTTCGACGAAGCCGAAGGCGAGGACGCTGGAGCTCAGCAGCGGATCCAGAACATCATGCAGCTGATGCGTCAGGCTTCCAGTGAATCCGGCGGCGAGATCCTGAAAGGCAGCGCCGGGGGTAAACACCAGTCGTTCCGCATCCGTTCGATGTTCGCGTTCTCCTCGATCGGCGTCGCGGTGCACCAGTACTCCGACAAAACCCGGGTATCGGTCCTGCAGCTGCGCGTAGATCAATCCCAAAGCCAGGAAGCCCGTGCGGAGCAGTTCTCCAAACTGGAAGAGCTGACCTTTGGCACGCTGACCGATGAGTTCGTGCAAAGCCTGCATGCTCGTTCGATTCGCATGATCGGGATCATTCGCGAAAACGCGAAGACCTTCGCCAAGGCCGGTGCCCGTGTTTTGGGTCAGCAACGGCTGGGCGACCAGATTGGGGCCTTGCTCGCCGGTGCCTATGCGTTGCACTCGAACAACGTGGTCACCATTGAAGAAGCGCAGAAGTGGATTGAAGGCCAGGAGTGGGAAGAAGAAAACAGCCTGAACGAGCAGCGCGACGAGTTCTCGCTGATGGCCAGGCTGATGAGCCAGCAAGTGAAAGTGCTCGGCGCGCAAGGCAGCAACCTGGATCGAACCTTGGGCGAGTTGGTCGGCCTGGCGTCTGGGATGGAAACCGATCCTGAGGTCTATGTGCAGACGGCGAAAGAGTCGTTGATGCGCTACGGCGTCAAGCTGTCGGACGACCGCTCCGGCGTGATCATCTCCAACCAGCATGATGCGATCGGCAAGATTCTGCGCGACAGTCCATGGCCTAACAACTGGGGCAAGATCATCAAGCGGATACCGGGCGCAGTTCCTACGACCAAGACCGAATATTTCGGCGTTGGCGCTGTCTCACGAGCGGTAATGGTGCCAATTACGGCGCTGATGGGATGATTTACCTGTTGCATATCTTTGCACTTGCGATAGCATAATGAAAACGGAGCGCGTTATGTCAGAGGTTACGATGCGGATCTATTCGGGCGACAATGAGGACCGCGCGTTCCTGAAGGGGGACATCATCCAGCACACGCACGGTCATGTGCTAATGGTGAATGTCGTCCGCTGTGGCTCGCACCTGCTTAAATGCTCAAAGCTGAATATCGAGGAACGCTGTGCTATCTCGCGCAGCACAACGGACGATCCTTGGCTGCCGGCCGATCAGTGCTGGTTGCTGATGCGCCCGAGCGATTTGTCGATTGGTTCGGCTGAGTTCATTGCTGCGCACGGTGAGTTTTTCCCGGATAACAGCGGAAAACCGACGCGCTACAAAAGCTGGCTCGAAGTCTATCGCGATGAAGAAACGGGCGAAGTCTGTGCCGATCTGATGGGCCGACACTTCGATAAGCTGCTCGATGCGGTCGTATTCCTTGAGCAAATGTCGGATGAGGCCAGGGCCGCGTTGGCGCTGATCGCCAACAATTCCGACAAGCCAGGTACCACCAAGTTTTGTGGCGAGTGCGGCTGTTTGCAGCTGGTGATGCTCAGTTCTCAAAACGAAAAGCACTGTTCATCCTGCGGGCACGTCATGACGTGGGAATTAGCAGCTGGCCAGAAACCGGCCATTTAACGGGCAAAGCCCATATAAAACGGAGCACTACCTATGTCGAAGTACTGGAAGTTCACGAACCGGATTTTATTCACCCTGGCGCTGGTCGCGCTGCCGGCGATTAACTTCTTTACCGGTTCCGAGCTGGCGGGGAATCTGGCCAATTTCGTGTTGGCCCTGTTGATTGTGCTGCTGTGTATGGGCATTGGCACAACCTTGGATGAAAGCACCAAGGCGGCCAGTGGTTCGCTGAGCGAAGAGAAATTGGTCAAGTTTGTGGAGACCTTCAGGCCGCTCGATGACATTGAACAAACCCTGTTCAAGTTGTCCAGAGCGGCCTGGGTTGTTGGTCTGCTCGTGATGGCTGCCTGCGGTTACGAGTGGTTCGCCGGTTTCATCCTGGTGACATGGCTGTTCTGGGTGACATCGATGTCGATTGCTCGTGACCGTGCCGACGCTCTTCGTTCTAACGTTTCGAAGGCGGCCTGATCATGAACTTCACTCATCTGAAAAACGCGATCGTCTTCAAAGCGGAACTGCCGAACGCCAAGGACCTGGAAACGCACCTGCTCGAGCGCCCGTTCGATGAGCTGCCGGAAAACATGCTGTCGCGCTCGGGCTTCGTGCCGAACAGCTTTACCGGTGAGTTGGTGACCACGTTCGAGGGCGGTTACGCCTTCACCCTGCGCGAAGACAGCAAGGTCTTGCCGATGAACCTGGTCAAGGCCGAGGCCACCAGGATCGTCAAGGAAGCCGAAAAGAGCAGTGGCGTCCGGCTGAAGAAGGTTGAGCGCGACGCGATCGCCGAGCAGACCCTGGCCTTGATGTGCAAAAAGGCCCTGGTCGAATCCCAGTACACGACGTGCTTCTATCACATTGGCGAAAAGCTGCTGATCGTACCCACGGCCGGCAAGGCGATGGCCCGCATGATCGTCGGTGTGCTGGTACATGTGGTGGGGTCGGTGAAGACCACCACCATCCATATCAGCGACATCAAAAACGGCCTGACCACGCGCCTGAAAAACCACCTGGAAGGCCAGCCGCAAGCGTTCGGCGAACTGCTGCTGGGTAACCTGGTTGAGCTGAAGAAGAAGGGCCAAAAAAGCCAGAAGGTCAGCTACCAGCTCGACGACCTGGCGGCGGGTAAAACCGGCCTGATCGAGGCGCTGGAAAACAAACTTGAGGTCCATTCGATCCGCTTCGAGCACGGCGAGATCGAGTTCAAGTTGAATGATGAGTTCCAGTTCAGCAGCATCAATTTCGCCAGCGATCCGGAGTACGACAGCAGCGAGCTGGAAGACACCGCGCACGTCTGGAGACATGAGGCATCGATTCAGCTGCTGGAGCTGGTCGGCGCGATCACTCACATCTGCGACCTGCTGGGCTACAAACCGCCAGTGGACGAAGAGGACGAAGCGGCATGAGGATCGATCATAAGAACAGGTTTGCTGGGATCCTGTTGAGTAATGGCCGGGTGATGAAGCCAGAAGATATTCATGCTCGACTCGACGACGAACTGCATAAGCTGATCATCCGTGACGGTGTTGGCCCTGTCGCGACCGCCATCATTGATCTGCTGTGCGATCACAACCGCATGCAAAAAACCCTCAGCGATTTATCATCCGCTGCGGCTACAATGGCTGCCGCATCCGAACTGGTTCACGACGTTATCGAGAGCCGAACCCACCGCGCCCACCTTCCGGCTGGCGTGACCGAAGACAAGGAAATTTTATCTTGAGCGAACATCTCTACTACATCCCGTACACCGCGATTCGCCCAGGCACTGCCGCGGTAGCAGCCGTTGAAGCCACCGATGAGCAGGAAGGTTCACCGGCTATCCCGGCCATGGCCACCCATCGCATCTTCAGCGCGATCAATATTGCGTTGGACGAAGCTATCAGCGACGGCATGCAACTGGTGCAGATCGCCGCCATGATCAACGAGCAGGACGGCGTTCTCGATGCCACGCCGCAAGGCTTCTTCCTGTTGCGCGGTGCTGAGCAGGCCTTGGCCCTGGAAGCGCTGGCCGGTGATGTTCGCCAGCTGATCATCGACGGTTACATGGGCGGCCTGGCCGCGGCCAAGTCGGAGTTCGCCGGTCCTAAGACGGCTGAGGTCTGGGCCGACAAGGCACTGTCTGGCTTCAGCAAGCAAGCACCGGCTGAAGAAGTCCAGGAAGTTGAACATCAGCCGGTATAAATACCGACAGCAGGACAAAAAACCCGGTTAATCGCCGGGTTTTTTCATGTCTGTGTGTTTGCTTTTTGATGTTATGGCTGTAAGCTTCCACAACGGCACAATGAAAAGGCGTCAGCATGTCCCGCATGATCATCGACAGAAGAGGCCGCAAGGCCGTGTCAGCGTTGCAGCGCATGCGGGTGACGTACTGCCCTGTTTGCCAGACGAACTATGCGCAGCTGCACCACGCAAGCTGCCCAACCTGTAAGGAGAAAGCCAAAGATGAATGAGAAACCGATTTTGTTCAGTGGGGCGATGGTGCGGGCCATTATGGAAGGCCGGAAGACAGTGACGCGCCGTCCTCATGGGCTTGATGAGTTGAACCTGAATATGCCTGACATCTACAGGCTTGAAGGGGTTGGCAAAAAATCTGGTACCGCTGAGTTTTCTCACGGTGAAGAATTTGAGCATCGCTTTGATGTTCGTTGCCCGTTTGGTGAGGTGGGCGATCGCCTGTGGGTCCGCGAGTCGTATCAGGTCAGCAAAAAATACGATGACGTGCCGCCTCGCGATATCCCTTGGGATCGCGGTGTCAGCACCTACTTTGCCGCCGGTGGTTCCCGTGCACATGACGATACCGGGGCCTATGTGAATGAGGACACCATCTGTTTTCCGGACTGGGTAGGCAAGATGCGGCCTTCTATTCATATGCCGCGCTTGGCGTGCCGGACCGTGCTCGAAGTGGTGAGTGTCAAGGTCGAGCGCCTGCAGGACATCAGCAACGAACAGGCCGAGGCCGAAGGTGTCGACTTTCTGCGTGCCGCGCCTGACTGCGATGAAACGCTGACGGCCGCTCAGCTGTTCGATTGTCTCTGGTCATCCATCAACGGCGATGAAAGTTGGGCCGCTAATCCATGGGTGTGGGTCGTCGAATTCAAGGTGGTCGCATGAGCGAGCTATTTCCTTGGAAGGCGGACGACGTCTGCGCAGCCTTGCGCCTGCGGTACCCGACCACCGAATATGCGATCGCCTTCGAGGTTCCTCACGAAGTCGGCGGCGGTAATCGTCGGGCCGATTGCGTGGTGATGAACCTGTGGCGTTCCCGCGGGTTGGAAATCATCGGCTTCGAGGTCAAGGTCAGTCGCAGCGATTGGCTGAGCGAACTGAAGAAGCCGGAAAAGGCCGATTCCCTGGCGCGCTACTGCGATCGCTGGTACCTGGTGATCAGCGACATGAAGATTATCAAGGACGGCGAGCTGCCACCGGCCTGGGGATTGTTGTGCCGCAAGGGCGATCGCCTGGTGGAAGTGGTGAAGGCGCCGAAACAGAAACCGGTATCGCTTGATCGCCCGTTTCTCGCGTCCATGCTGCGGGCCAACGGTGGTGCTTCAGCCGAAGAGATAAAGGCCCTGGTCAATGCGCAGCTGAAGGAAGCGGTTGACCGCCAGACCGGCTACCAGGAAGGCATGACCAAGCGCGTGCAGCAGGAACTGGACGAGTTGCGCAACGTCGTCAAAGAGTTCGAGCAGCACAGTGGGCTCACCATTCACGGCAAATACCGATGGAACAATTCCGCCGAGAAGACCGGCGCAGCGGTGAAGTTTCTGGTCGAGGGCGGCATGGACAGGGTGCCCGCCAGCCTGGCCCAGGTCGAAAGCACCGTTCAATCCTTGTTGGCCAGCATTCAATCGGCACGCGCAGCGGTCGAGATCACCACCGAACAAACAGGAGCACCATCCGATGGCACAAATTGAGCGCAGCGGGAAGATCACCAAAAGCGAAGCCAGCCTGCATATCCTCGAGGAAGGTCGTCCTAGTGATTTCAGGGAAGGCGAGGCCTGGGAGCACATATATAAAAATCAGGTATTCAAGCGCGTCGTGTGGATGTTGAATCAGCTTGGCTGGACATTGACCATGCCGGAGGTAGAGCCGTATGCGAAGAAGGCCTATGGTAAGTACGCGATCGAATCCGCTAGGCGCAAGCGTTTCTGCCAGAAAGGCGACCTGAAAGCCGATCTTGAAATGTCGCACCAATCGATCGAGCTGAAGTTCTTTCAAAGCCTAAACACGCCGGACCGGGCTGACCATGAAGGCCGGTACCAGAATGACAAAGAGCTGCACATGACCTACATGATGCGCCTGGAGATGGAGCGCACGCGCAATCGGATCACCACCTACCTGTGCAATGTGTTCACTGGTTACCAGGTTGAACAGGAGTACCGGCCGAAGGTCGGGCCGAAGGGAATCACCGCGCTCGAATGGAAAGACATGGAAATCCGGCGCAGTGGGCACTTTGTCGAGGCGCTCGGCCACGCGCGCATCCACTGCAAGCGCAGCGAGACCGGTCGAGACGGCGGTACCATTGTTCACGGGGCGACCGTCTGGTTCAGGGACTGGCGGACCAAGCGGGTTTTCCGTGGGACCGCGTTCTATAGCCTGAATGATTCGTGGAAGATCATTTACGGGAAATACGCGTACACCGTGTGCCAGATCCAGGACATCTATACCAAGCCGCCGGAGACCTTACGGATTCGCTGCGAGCGTGCGCGGGCTTCTCGGCTCAAGAGTGAAATCAGCACTGCGGTCAAGGCCATGAATTATGAGCGGGCGGCGAAGCTGCGCGACATCCTGTATCCGGATGGCGTGCCAGTCAAAGAAGGAGACGCGGCATGATGACCATCGAGGAGCGTAAAGCGTTCGCCAAACTGATCAGGCCGGCAGTAAAGGGCCAGTCGGACAAATTCAGTTGGCGGCTATTTCAGCGCGAGTCGATCCGCGGTAAAGAGCGGGTGTATATCATGGCCTACCACCTGGTCACTGGGATGCCGCGCACTCCTGACCTGGAGGCCTTGAAGGTCGGCGACGGTTCGCAGATGAGCCTGCTGATGGTTGGCGAAAAAATCGAAGAGTCCGGTTGGTTCCATGGCTCGCAGCTGCAGCATGTTGTTCGAAAGGGAATGCAGAAGGTCGACCAGTCGTGGGCCTATGGCCCGATGTTCAACACGAAGAACTGGCTCGATATCACCGATTGGTTTTGGACGCAGTACATGCTGCGCGGACGGTGCATCTTTATGCACGACGTCCATGCTCACTCGTGGATCAAAATCAATAAGAATGCCCGCAAGTGCGAATGGTGCAGTCAGCACCAGCGCCGCACCGTGGTCACCGAAAAAACAATCACTCGAAAGGAACGTTGGTCATGAGCGAGAAAGCAGTAGTAATTGATCTGGATGCGATCGAGAAGGCGGCGAAGGCGGCACTGCAAGAGCCGGTGTCTACGGCGTTCCTGGTGAAGACGAACGATGAACTGAATGCCTGGATGGGTTCGTTCTACGCGGACGATGCCGAGACTGATGCTTACCGGCTCCATTCCTTGTGGGCCTGGCAGGAACAGGAGCGGCGCCGTGCGCCCGTGGTGCTTGAGCTGATCCGCCGGCTGCGCGCTGCCGAAGCACTCGCCGCATCACGGATCGAGCAGATTCCGGTCGATACTCGCGTACTGGCCATCTTCGCCGACATAAAACCGGAGCACATCGCCTACGCTGAGGAATTCACCCGGCTGATCCAGCGGCGCACCAGTAGCTGGACTCTGGTTGCCTATTTCAATACTGACGCCCATATCGAAGCGCTGGATATCGAAACCATGCGTACCCGTGGGTGGATCCGTGCACCGAGGACTGATGAATGAACGACTTCCTGCCGATCGAACAATGGTTTTCGACCTGGCCCACCGCCCGGGCCGACATTGAGCCACTGGTGCCTGATCGCCCCGTGTTCATCCGGTCGTCCAGCGTTCGCAATATGATCGAACTGGATCAGACCTGGGCACTTCAGATGCTGGCCTTGGCTCCTGATGAGGAGTCGTTCGGTATTCTGCAGGCGCGGATCCTCTGGCTGGGCACTGTTAATGCCGCCGTGTTGCATGCCTGTCGTCTGGATCAATACCATGGGCAGCCGCTCAATGACTGCACGCTGGCCATGATCAATGACAGCGTCCAGCGCCAGGACGCATTCCGTCAATCGGCGCGGATGCCAACCTTTAAAGAACTGGCGCTCGAAGCACTCGGTTTGTGCCCGTCCGTCAAAACCTTCGATTTTGTCTACACGGTGCAATAGCGATGACCCTCTCTAATGATGCAATCAAACGGATCGCCCTCTGGGCACTGAGCGGTACCACTGGCGTGTCGGCATCGACGATCGCCTGTGTGGCAATGGGGGTTAAGGAAAACAATCGTGTTTCCTTCGACTGCCCGCATGACGCGGATGACTTCGGCCGCTGCCACCGCCTGTTGGGTCTGGTGCCGGAGCTGTTGGAGTATCTCCCTGCGGTGATCGAGGCCTGTCCTCAGTGGGCGCCGCTGGTGCCGATCTGGCATGAGCTGACCGCTCTCTATATAGAGGATCCTGCGCGATGTAATTACCGCATGCGTGACGTGCGTGACAACTGCCGCAAGGCCGGTGGCTGGCATAAAATAGGGTCCGGTGTTTGGGTACGCACTCGTCCACTCCCGCCAGGTGCAGAATGAGCATTATCACCAACCTGAACCATATTCGCCGCGACCTGAAAGCCCGCGGCATCACCGAACAGCACGTCTATGCCATTCCACTGGCCGAGGTCGACGCTGCGGCACTGGAGATCTACAAATGCCTGTCAACCAATCCAAAGCAGGTCAGGTTTTCTCAATCCCAGATTCGCCAGGGAATCATGAATGGAAGCCTAACCCTTTTGGGCTCCCGGATTACCGTTGCCCAGATCATGCACGACTGACCACCTACTTCGTGCAGCGCGATCGCTACCAGAATTATTGGGTGTGCGGCCTGTATCGCAAAGGTGATGAGCGCCGCGCCGAGTCCTACGTGGTATCGCTACAAGAAATCGCCACTGCGAACTATCCGCGCCATCTGGTGGAGCATGCCATCAAGGCAGTGGACGACGCCCTGGCGCGCTGGATCAATCAGCCGCTGTACCTCTGATACGAAAGCCCGGGTGACACCGGGCGATTTTTGAGAATGGACCCATGGAATCAGTGAAGAAAAAACGCGACATGGATTATTGCTCGTATGACCTGGGCGGGTTTGTTGGGACCCTTCCTGAGCACGCGGCGCGTCAGGGCTTGTCCGCTTCGACCGTGCGTTCGCGCAAAAAACGCGGGTGGAAACTGTCGGAAGCACTCGGCTATGTGAAACGCACCGGGCCGGACAATCCATCGATTCTGGTCGCGCCACGTCGCCTGGCCATCGAGATGAAATACGAAAAGCTGTTCGACGAAGTCCTGGCGGACCTGCAGGCCGAAGGCTTGTCGATCTGCGCAGCGGCGAAACGGCTCGACTATGATGAGCGCGCCCTGTATCGCTACCTGGCCAAGCGGCCAACCGATAACCCATGGTCGGAGACCACCTATTCGCCGGTGGCGGTGCGCTTCAAGAAAGCCAGCGGCATGACCATTGCTCAGTGGCTGGAGCTGCACGCGGCGAAGTACTCGCTGACGCAGGCGGCTTCCTTCCTTGGGTATTCGTCGATCACCACAATGCGCTCCTACCTGGTGGCCAATGGGTTGAAACCGACGTTCCGCAAGCAGGGCAAGCACGCCGAGCACCGCGGCGCTATGCGCAACCTGACCGACCATGCAGCAGCAGCGGGCATCCCGATCGGGACCATCAGCGCCAGGATGCACCGCGGCATGACGTTGCACCAAGCATTGACCACTCCCGTTGCCAGGCCCAGGAGGAAAGCCCAATGACCGTATCTGAAGACATCGCAGCGGCGCGAGCCCAGTACGAAGTCGCCCGCGCAGCCAAGACCGGTGAAGCCACCAACTGTCCGACCTGCAAGGTGCTGCTGATCAAGTCCAACTATCAGCAGGTGTTCTGTTCGAACTCGGGGGCGGGTAACTGCAAGGATCATTACTGGAACCTGTTGGCGCAGCGCAACCCACTGGTGCCGAAGGCGAAGCGGACCGCCCACGAGCATATGACGCGACAGCTGATCAAGCTGCGGCCTTTGGTGGTGGCGGCGATGACTGAGGATTCAACCAACGATGAGCAGGTCGATGGCCGTTGGGCGCAACTGCAAAAGCTGCTCGAGCGCGTCGAGGAGGTGATCAATGATCCTCGCTGATCCGATGAAGGTCGCCGATGAGTGCTGGGCCGGGCGGTTGCCGGTCCGTGACTTCCCGCCGGAGTGCAAGCGTGCGGCCTGGCGCCTGGTCGCCGACAAGGTTTGGCGGGCCGCGCGGGACATCCTGAAGAATGAGAAGGTGTTCCGGTTGCGGGCGCTGCGGGAGGGATACCACGAAGAGTTTCACGAGCTGATCAAAGCGGAGATGAAAATGCTGCACAGTTCGGGGTGGCAGTGGGAGAGGGATGAAAACAATCGCAAGCACTGGATACAGAAGGGTTTGGACCTGGCCTGCTCCCCCCCGCCCCCCGGGCCGGCTCCCGATCCATCGTGACGCTATGCTGTCACCACGTTGGCTGGAACGCCTCGACCCGCAACACCTTAACCGCCTTCCCCAGGGCGGTTTTTTTTGGCCTATGAAACGCGGGTGACCGTCGCGTCGTTGCCGGCGGCGACAACCTTGAACTTCTTCCCGTTGCGGATCCCGTAGCTGTAAATGATGCTGCGCAACAGGGACATAGAGGTAAAATCGGCTTTCGGGATCAGCACGGACTGGTCGACGTCGATCAGGTGATAAGCCTTCGGAGCCAGCTTGCCAGGCTCATTATCCGCGCTGTTCTTCTTTTTGGTGATGGTCTGTTTTGCCAGTAACTTGGACAGCTCGCCGGCTTCACGGGGGTTGAGCTGGGTTGGCTTGAGCGCGCGCAGCGTGAGTTTCAACCCCTCATAAGTGGCAGTCACCCGTGCGATGGTGGCCCGCTCCTTCTGCCACTCTTTGGCGAAGTGGAACACGTTCTGGATGGCGTCGACGTCGCGCAGCTTGAAGAAGTACACCTTGCCCGATTCCATGGCGTCGAGCTGCTCATAGGTCCAGGCTTTCATATGGTCGTAATAGGTGCCGAGCGGGACCTTGTACATCATCTGGAACGTGCCGTGGTGGTCCCTTTCGGTACGGGCCACCACTTCACCGCCGAAGGCTACCGGGTCCTTCCAGCAGGATTTTCTGAGCATGTCGGCCACCTGGAAGTCACCCATCACCCTGACTTTTGTCCATGGTTTGATCGATCGTGGATCGGTCGTGCCACCCATTTCGACAGATGGTTGATCCTCGAACGGGCCCTGGTCGAAAACTGAATGGGGACATTCGAAGACCTTTTCGGGCTTTTCGGCGTTTGGATTTTGCGGTCTGAACATGAGTGCGGCCTTTTTTGGCGAAGTCGACGTATACATTTTCGTGCTCCAAAATTGTAGATGAGGATGCTGGGCCTGTATATGCTCCTTGGCCTTTTTCGCCCCGCGGACCCCGAAAATCGATGGAAAACCCGGTAGATTTTGGTCTGTCATTTTCGGATGGCGCGTAAGTGATTGATTTTACTGCATAACAAAATGACGCAACAACGCTCCAAAGAGAGAGGCACCCCTAGAGAGATATAGGGTTAGCTACTGTATACCCTATATAGACATATACGGTTATAGAGAGAACCATAGGGGTATATAATAATAAATAAATGTTTAAATAGTTATATTATATATATAAGACCCTGATTTCATTGGACTTTTCCCTATAACATTTCAACAAACAATCGACTGTCAGACCTATTTCACGTTACAGGGCCATTTTTCGCTACCAATCAGGTTCAACCCACTGGTTTTTGTGTACGGATCCTTTACACTTCGTCTGGCGGATCCAATCACGACGAGTGCCATGAACCAGACCATCGAGCTGATCGAGTACACCGAATTCCCCGGAGCACCGGGTAAGTACTTCGTCTGCCCTCGAATGCCAGGCAACGCCACGCTGTCCACAACCGCCTGTGCCAGCCAGTTCACCGTCGCCCGATACGCCAGGCAGGATGAGGAACGGGATACCCGCCACTACTGCCGCAACTGCCCCACCGGTGCCAAACACGCCGGGATCGATGACTTCGTGCCCAGGACCCAATTCCAGGAGTCCACCGAATGCGTCCGATGCGGCAACACCGGCAGACGACTCATTCGAGGCTGTGTCTGCGTCAGCTGCTACAACCGTGAACTCGAAGTACTCAAGGGTTCCAACGCCAAAGGCACCAAGCCCATTCGATGCGCCATCGTCTACCCCATGCAAGCCATGGTTCGAGACGGCAAACGCAAAGCCAAAATCCAACTCTTCGTCGCCACCGGCATGCTTGAAGTAATTCTAGCCGCTGCCAAGCGATCCAAGGATCGAGCCGTCGTCGGATTTCGAGGCAAAGTCCGCCCCTACGCCATCCAGCTGAGTCTGTTCTGATGACCGAACCGAAGTACGCGCTGACCAACCACTGCTGCAAACTCTGCTTAGGTCGAATCCTCTTCGACGGCACGCTACACCGCTGCTCAAACTGCGGTGTGGAGTCGTCAGTGGGTCATGAGGGGATCTGCGCCTGTGGGGCAACGATGAAGTCAGGAAGGAACGCCAGGCTTCGTTGTGCGCTGAACAACAAGCGTGATACCAGCTTCCCTGGCGAAGTCGTGGTGGAACAAGTATGAGTGGAATCGGCATGTACAAGCGTCCCGAGGCTGGCGATGACCAACCGTTGGCCATCTTCAAACGGCTCATCGTCGAGTGCGAAGAGCTGCATTTCCTCCAGACATGGGAAGTCGACGTTGAGTTCCTGCTACGGACGGATGCGTTGGTGATGGGCGGACGAACGGTGGAAGGGCAATGTCATATGCCGAAGGTCCAAGGCATGCTGAAGAACTTCTTCCTGTGGATGCTCGAGGAAATGTTCGGTCGGGTTCCTGACTTCCTGGTCACGCTGGATGCAGAGCTGTGGGAAGCGTACACGCCGAAGGAGAGAGAGATTCTCATCTACCACGAAACCTGTCACATGCAGCTGAAAACCAACGCTGAAGACGAACCGATGATCGATGACGAAACGGGAAAAGCGCGCTGGTCCCTCCGTGGACACGACGTCGAAGAATTTATCGCGACGGTGCATAGGTACGGTGCCTATCGGTCAGATATCCAGGCTTTTGTCGACGCAGCCTCTGGACATAACAACGAAAAAGCCTGATAGTTGCAGCTGAGAATGTATATTTAAATGACCGGGATGCGATAATGGCTGTTATGAACAGGGCTCAAGTCCGACAGCAGGCTTTCGTGGAAATCTCCAAGCTTCTGGCGGCTGGAGATGAGGATGGTCTCAAAAAACTGAGAGAGAATTATCACGGAGTCCCAATTGCTTCGTGGTATCGCTGGATCCACTCGGTCAAAGAGTTGATCGGCCACGTCGATCAGAAGACCCAGCGGCTTACTGAGTCCGCTGCCATCGCACTGGAAGTCGGCGAGCACCTGCCGGCCGCCCCATCGCCCGATTACGTGGGCAAGCCTGGCGCCGCGGGCAACATGGATTTCATGCAGCGCCTCGAATCTCTGTACCAGGACGCCGAGACGCTGCGCAAGTTCTCGATGGACGACAAAACCGGCCGCATCAAACTCCCGAAATACCTCACGCAGTCCGTATCGCTGCGCCAGAAGCTGCTGGAAACCGCGCTGAAGGCCATGCAGGAAGTCTGGGACCTGCGCCGCATGCAAGCGTTCTACGACAGCGTACTCGAGGAAATCGCCAAGGAATCCCCCGAGGTCGCCATGCGCATCATGGAGCGGCTGAAGAAACTGAATTCTGAAATCGGCATGACGTTCGAAGCGAGGATGTGATGGGAAAAATCGTGGATTTCTTTGGTGCGCTCTGCGCTCGACGCCAGGCGGATGAAAAACAAACACTGAGCCACGAGCGCATCGAGTACGTGCGCCAGCTGGTCGGCTGCGAGTTGTACAACCGTGCCGAGGGGATGCCGGTTAGCGACGTGTTGGCCGCTCTGGATCTGATCCGCGCCGATGTACAACGCCATGCAATCACCGGTGGCCGTATCGTATGAGCCGCGCCAGCGAGTCACGCCGTCAGGCCATCCGTCTGGTCAACGCACTCAAGAACGAAGGCCACGAGTGCAGCTTAGAAATCAACGAGCAGGGTATGCCGCAAATCAACATCATCGAGCACGTAGAGCGGCCCGTTGAGTTCATCACGTTCGAAATTAGGCTCGGCGACGTCGCCGGCCGCCTGGGGGAATAAATCTGTGAACAACTACCCGAAGTACAAGTGCCACAAGGTCGTCTCAGCGTTCAAGATCCTGCGCGTTGGCGATGGCCAGCTGTCGTTCAGCGAGGGCAATCACCCAATCTGGAACCTTTGGCCGGTTGATCATGACCTTGATCCGGTCGAAGTGTCAGCCGCCTGGATGGAGAAAAACAAAGTGGATGCTGGCGGCTACTACGTGCTGTACGAAGACGGCTATGCGAGCTTCTCGCCGGCAAAGGCTTTCGAGGACGGTTACACGAAGGTCAAACAGGACTCGAAGTTCGACAAAATAATGCGCCGCGTCGCCCTGGGCCTAATCTACGCCGCGATCGCCGCCGGTGTCGGCCTGCTGTTCGGAAACGTCTACGATCGATTCAAGGAGCCAGGCAGCTATTCGTTCGTTAACGAAGTCACCGGCGCAACCTGCATCGTCCTGGTCGACAAAGGTCAGCGCGTCATGAGCTGCATGCCGGCTTCGCCGAAACCAGCCGTCCCCGAAACCACCCACACCACCATCACCATCAAGGGCGACGACCTGCTGTTTCCGGAGAGCCGGACATGAACACCTGGAACTCTCCCGAGGAGATGCTTCGAATGCTGCCGCTGGTGATTTTTGCCATGGCGATGATGTGGGATAACTGGCGCCTGCGGAAAAGGAACAACACTCAAAGCGAATCAATCTGCCGGCTGCTGAGCCAGGTTAAAACCCTGCAGGCCCATCCAGACAGCTGGCAATCGGGATATGACGCCGGGCGCAAGATGGGGAGTAAGACCGAAGTCGCCAAGGCCTACCAACTCGATCGCGTGTACAAGGGCGCCGAGGAGGATCGCGCCAGACTCGACAGCGGCATGATCATCATCACCGGGCGCGACGAGTTCGGCGAGACAACCAGAACCCACGCCCGCGGCCTGAACCTGCGCCAGCTGATCGATGAAGCGATCGAGGAGCACAAGTTGTGACTGGATCAATCCATATCCACGCGCCAGGCGGTGTGTACATCGCCCAGGTGCGCCGTTTGTTCGAACGCAAATGGACCCAGGTCGGCGGTAACTTCGCAGAAAAGGGCCGAGCTCAAAGCACTGCCGCGGGCAACATGATCGGAGACTTCAAGCGCGCTCGCGTGCTGTTCTGCGCCGAGTGGTATGACCCGATCGTCGTCATGGAGGCTTCGCTATGAACCGTGCTAACCCAAAAGACCTGCGCGTGGCGATCGAAGTCGCGCAGACCTACCTGAAGGCCGGCATTCTGTTCGTGGCCGTGCCTGTGCTGCACGCTGCCGACCATAAAGCGCTGATAATGCAATCTGCTGAGCGCCTGGAAAAGATTGCAACAGCTGTTGAAGCTCAGGAGCAACGCCCATGAGTATTGCCCCATTCAGCCAGGTACGTCACAACCTGATGACACGCCCGGGTTATACGCCGTACTGCGGTGGTGAGCGCTGCTCGACCATGCCACGCACCAGCTGGACTGGCACGCAGTTCCGCTGTGGCCGCTGCGGTTGGGTGTCCGCCTTCCCGGCCGACTTCATCGCCGAGTACAAAACCCATTGGGGGAAGCCATGAACAACGACGCCACGAAGCAAGTCATGGCCGAGATATCCGCACGGGTCTTTGAGGCTATCGGGCCGAACATGGTCGATACGCCTGAAGCACGCGAGGCGATTATCAAAGCCGTCAACAAGATGATTGACGCCTACGAACACACGCCGTTCGACTACAAGGTCGAGTGCAGCGCGGATCTCGACAGCCACACGCTGCATCTGTCCTTTCGCATGCCGCCGGGCTTCTACACGAAAGAGCAGATCGACGAGCTCCGTGATGCTGGCGCAATCATTGAGGAGGTGGTTGGTGAATAACCTGACGGAACTGAAAACATCCGAGCTAGACGGCGCCGCCCTGGACTGGGCTGTCGGCCGGGCCGCTGGTGTCGACTTCGGGCCCGACTCGCTGCAGTCGCCGCGTGGAGTGATCACCGGCGGTTACCAAGGTCGGCCGCGCATGCACTGGTCGCCAAGGCAGTATTGGGCGCAGCTTGGGCCGCTGTTGAAGGCGCACTGCATCAGCTTGTTGGATGCTGGTGCAGTGGGGATCGGCCAGAACTACGCAGCCAGGGCAAGCGATTCGATGGGCGTGTACCAGCACCCGACCGATCCGATGTTGGCAGCCTGCCGCGCCATCGCCGGCCGCCACTTCGGCGACACCGTCGGAATCCCCACCTACCTGCTCGAGGCCTGACCGATGTCCGCTGAAATGGTCGCTGTGAAAATCTCAAGGCTGGAAGGCAAGGCGCTGGACTATGCGACGGCCCAAGCTGCCGGTGAAGAATACTCGCGGATCTGTAGCGATTATGGCGACGTGAACTCTGTTTACACTGAGCTCTTTGAGCCATCTACCGATTGGGCAGTGTGCGGCCCACTGATCATCGAACTGCGCATGACCTTCGCCACCTTCGGCACCGGGCCGATCATCAACGGCAAGGAGCACATCTACCCGATCATCGCCATCCCTGGGATCCGCGGAAAATACCACGCCTCCGAAGGCTCCACCCACCTGATAGCCGCCTGCCGCTGTTACGTCCTGGCGAAAATGTCGATGGACGCCGACGGCGAAGTCATGGTCCCCGTTTCACTCGTGACTCAATGATCAGACCTCACTGGCGCAACACCCTTCGAGGTCGTCAATATGCTGCTCGCATTTGCTTGGTTCGGTTACACCTACGTCTACCGCTTCGGTCGCTGAGGGATCACACCATGACCGCTTTGAATAACGCGCTCGCCAATGTTCCATCGTCTGGCTACGTCTATCCTGAGCAGCGCCCGCTGCAAACCATGAAGCATTGGCCTGGGCTCGAAGGGCTGAGCGTCGCCGGTGATTCGATCCTGGCCGCGGCCGTGCTGGAAGGTGGCACCATTTTCTGGTGTGCCAAACCGTGTCGACACCATCACGTCATCGCCGCCAAGTGGCGCACCGATGAAGCCGGTTTCGGTGCCAATGCCGTGCAAGGCTTCCTGACCAAAAATGGCCGCTTCCTGGATCGATCAGAAGCGTACAAACTCGCCAGCGGTAGCGAATCAGCTGCAGGCGAGCTGACCACCGAGCAACTCTGGTAACCAACACGCTGCACCGCGCAATCACGCGCACATAACAGGGGAAACACCGATGAATCTTTCGCTCAAACCAGGCGACAGCATGCACAGCGGCACCGACGTCGTTGAAAAGCCGTACTCCGAGATCCGTGATTACGTCGCGCAGCTGGAGCGGCAGACCGATCGCATGAACGCCATCATGCAGAATCTGTACTCGCTCTTGGAGCCAGTGCTAATGCCGAGTCCGCCAACCGACGGATCCAAAGCAGGTCTTTCTGTGGCCCCGTCGACCAAGCTCGGTAAAGAGCTGGCCAATATCCTGCACGCCAATGACGCCACCGCGGCGCAATTGAGCGAACTGCTCGACCGCATCCACTGCTGACCACTCCGCGCCAGGGACGGCGCCACCTATTCGAGGCAATACCGATGTCGATCAATGAAACCAATGTGAATCAAGCCAATTCGTTAGCGCATGCAGCCGCTAGCCTGTCGCAGACTTTCGGCTTACTGAGCAGCTCGGCGAGCACGAAGCTTGCTGTCGAGGTGCTGATCAGCCGGCTGTCCGCTGTCGCCACTGGCCTGCTGGCTGAGCCAGTCAAGGAAACGGTGGCCGGTCCGTTCCACACCTTGGACGAAGACTTTGACCACTTCGTGGCCTACAGCGGATTCCACAACGAGTCGGCCGATGTCCTGGCCAAGATCAAAATCGCCTACGCGGAAAACTGGAAGCCGCACAGCAAACTGCCGGTGAGCACGGCGCCGGCCGGCGATGAGGTGATCGTCAACATCGAAACAACGCCAGGTCTGACGGTGGACAAACTCGAAGACCTGTCGACGCTCGAAGCCTACTTCGTCCGCGCGGCCGCACAGAACATCATCGACTTCACGCTCCGCTGCACCCACCACCAAGAAGGTGAAGGTGCACATTTTTACATCCATCCTGCCAATATCAGCGGCGAGACGTTACAATTCGTCGTGCGCGAAAACCTGCTGCGCAACGTCTGACCCACTCGCCAAGGACGGCGACCTATTCGAGAACGGCCATGGCCCTATATTCACTGCTGGACATGGCCGGTTGCGGTGAGGTGGCGTTGTATTACGCCGCCGTCGCTGTCGCGGGTCAACCTCTTGACCTGTCGAAGACCTACGACATTCACGGCAACTATGCCGGGCACTCGCATTGCACATCGTGCGGCCGAGCGCTTTCCCCGCCTGACCTTCGCGTCGATTGGTTTTTCCCTGAGGTCGTCCACTGATGGGGATGCCGGTTGACTACCGCCGTGGCCTGGATGCCATGATCGCCAAGCTGGAGCAGAAGACGGGCTTCAAGCTGGAAAACAAGATCATCGCCGACGGGCAGACGTTCCGCGAATGGTGTGAAGAGCTGGGGCGCAATGGGCTGAAGGTGGACGGGCATCCGTTCACCCTGCACGACCGGCCGGCGATGGCCTGGATCTACGACCAGATCCCCAGCACCCAGGACGAAGCGTTCCGGACCATCCTGGTGATCATGAAGTGCGCCCAGGTTGGGTTCACGGTGATGGAGATGCTCGCCACCATCTACCTCGGTCTCAAGTTCGGTCCGTGCACCGTCGGCATGTTCCTCCCGGATATGAACCTGGCCGGGTTGAAGTCCTCCGAGCGCTTCATGCCGATCGTGCGCACCGTGCCGGAAGTGCATAAGCTGATGGTGATGGACGCGGGCGACGGCAGCGGGCATAAGGTCGGTGAAGGCAACGTGCGAACGCGACGCATCGGCGACGCCATGTTCGTGTTCAGCTGGACGTCCGGTCGCGCCACCACCGAATCCATCCCCATGGATATCCTGTCCTTCGACGAAGTGCAGGAAATGACCCTCGAGCAGATCGAAAAGACTTACGAGCGTCTGTCGGCCAGTCCGATCAAGTTCATGCAGATGGGCAGCACGGCCAACTGGCCGGACGCCGATATCCATCACTGGTACAAGCTCGGCACGCAGCACCGCTTCCATACCCGGTGCCCTGAGTGCGGCTCGATGAAGCCCCTGGACGACTATTTCCCCCAGTGCATCCAATACGACAAAGAGCGCGATATTTACCGCTACGTCTGTCCGAACGGGCATTACCTGAGCGAAACCCAGGACGGCGAATGGATCCCCGACAACCCGGACGCTGACCGCGGGGTTGAATACGGCGTGCCCTGGAAGGAACGCCGCAAGCGCATCAGGTCGCTGCACTTTCCTCAGTTCCTGTCGCCGACGATATCGGCCGATGAAATCATCAGCGCCTACAACGGCGCGACGGACATGAAGAACTTCTACAACCGGAAGCTGGGCAAGCCGTATCTCGATCCGAGTCAGATCCCGGTCACCCTCGAGCACATGGCCAACTGCGTCGCCGCCGGTACCGCTGCGGGCATCATGTGGAAAACCCGCGCCAGCGGCTGTTACATGGGCATCGACCAGATGGGCCAGTTCAACGTGGTGGTGATCAAGGAGCGATTGCCCGATGGTCGCCAGGCCTACGTGCACATCGAGGAGATCTACGACGAAGACCCGTTCGCCCGCTGCGACGAGCTGATGCGCAACTATGGCGTGGCCGTCTGCGTGGTGGAAATCAACCCGAACTACAACGACGCCAAACGCTTTGCCGGCCGCTTCCCGGGTCGCGTGTTCATCTGCAACAGCTTCGGCTCGGTGCAAGAAGGCATGATTCAGTGGGGCGACGCGCCCAAGCTGGACACGTCCGATCGTCGCACCGACGAAGAGGAACGCGACCGCTTCACCCTGCGCATGGACCAGTACAAGTGCATGCAGGTGTCGATGGCCAGGTTCACCGCGGACGAGCCGCATTGCCTGGTACCAGATCCGCAAGCGCTGGTGCAGGAAGTGCTGGAAAAGGGCAAACGCCACCTGGTGCCCGTCGCGCCGCGGATGTTCCACCACTTCACCAAAACCGCCCTGGTCGCCGAGCGCGACGACGAAACCAACGCCTACAAGCGCTCGGTGAAGAAGGTAGGCATTGACCCACACTTCAGCTACGCCAACATGCTGTGCGACGTGGCCTGGGCTCGCTCCCATGGCACCACCAGCTTCATCCTGCCGCAAGAGAAGAAGGCCACGCCAGGCCAGGAGTCGGTTATGGAAGCAATGCCAGGTTTGCCGGAGCACATTGTCGCGATGGTCGATCCGTTGCCACAAGGCGTGTGCGGTCGGTGCTCGGCATTCGATCCGGACGCGGGGCGCTGCACCATGCGCAACTTCCTGGTCCAGAAGAAGGATCCCGGTTGCGATATGTTCATGGTCAGGGAATACGACGAAGATCTGTCGGAGTGAGACGGGCGCCGTTGGCCGACGCCCAGTGACGCGGGGTTTACAGTTCGGGGAACTCGACGGTGACGGGCTCGACCTTGACCGACGTGAACTTCCCGCGGACTTCGGCAGCAATGACCTTTCCAGCACTGTCGGCCCGCTGGATGTTGCGCCAGATTTCCACCGGTACATCGCTGTAAAGGTAGACGCCGCCATTGGCGAACTCGACCTGCAGCTTCTTGTCCGGGAAGTTGTAGGTCACACAGAACACGTTGGTGCTGTCGGGGAATTTCTTCGACTGCTTGCCGTCGACGGGAATGCCCATCTCCGGCACTTCAATCGGGTCCATCAGGTTGCCAATCACGCTCGACAGGTCGCCGACTTCGGATGGTTTGATGCTCTGCGGGTCTTTAGGATCGTAGTTCATTGGATCTCCTTTGCCAGGCTGGGCCCGGCGGGTTGGGTGATGTCGGTGACAGGGATGCGCGGGTATTCCGTGCACAGCGGGTGATATTCAGGGACCACGTTACGCTCGGCGAAGATCTTCGCCAAGTCGTCATACTTGGACCCGTACAACGGGAAATCGCTGCACACGCGCGGCCGGCTGTCATAGACCGAACAGCCGGCGTCGGTGACCTTAGTGCACTGCCAGTATTGGGAACGCCACTTCTGGCCTGTCTTGCTCCGGTCGTAGTTGAGCACCTGGTGCGGGTTCTTCTTCTTGGCAATGCGCCGTTTCATCGGCTTCCAGTTCGCCAGGACAAAACCCATATCGCCACCGACAATGCGGCTACCAGATTTGGCTGCCAGGTTGCGGCGCGAATACCGCAAGGTGATCGCCCTGCAGCACGCCGTGCACTGCTTTCCATCGATCTGGCAGGCGCTCAAAATGGCTTGTCCGCGTAGGTGCCCGCGACAATCTTGGCGATCGCCTCGCGCTCTGCCGTGATTCGATTGAGGTAGATGTCCAGCTTGCCCACGGCAACATCCAGCGCGGTGATCGGCCCAGTGCTGTAGGCGCTGAACGTCGGACCTACCTGGATGAATGCCTGGTAGTCGCTGGAGTTTTCGTTGAAGGTCACAGTGACCGGACCATTCTTCACCTGGCACCGCCAACCGTGCGTATCCTTCAGGTCCATCACCCAACCAGCGCCAAGCGTGCGGATCATCGCGCTGGCCTGGTTTTCGGCTTCTTCGAATTTCATGCCTTCACTCCAATAAACAGCGGCTCGGTGTGCCACTCGGTGATGCTCCGGCGCACGCGCAGGGACGGCAGCGCGCCAGAGCGGAAATCCTTGGCCTCGCCCGGGCGGACGAAGCCGAAGATGCTGACGTCCGCCGGGGCTGCGGCCAACGCACGAGCCAGGCGGTCAAGCAGCGATTGCAACTCAGGGATCCGGACCATGGTCGCCTTCAACCCCTCTTTCTGCGCCATCGCTAGTTCCGCCTGCAGGTAGGTGATGTCCGCGGGCGTCATGTTTTCACCTGTCTGGCTTTGATGGCTTCAGCGCGACTGATGATATCTGCCAGGGCTTTGGGAAACTGCATGCCGGTGCTGATGCAGGTGAATTTGGTTACACGATCGCCGAGGGCGGCCAGGGCTTCAGCCGGGTTTGCCAAGTTGAACGAATCGCCGCGGCGCCAAATAACACGACTCCAGCTTTCTGTCGCTTTGTCGTACTGACGCGCTTCAAGATACCAATCAGGGCCAAAACGATATTGGAACTCATAGACGGTGTGTTCAAGGTCGCATTCGATTTTGTCGCGCTCGAACCAGTCGAGCACGTAGCGGTGGCGTTCGACGATGGCAATTTTTTGTTCTGTCTTCGCGCTCACACGTCACCTACCTTGATCGCCGTCTCGGCGATATGGCGCAAGGTGGATTTCAGGCGATCGCGCTCGGCCGTCATCGCCGCAAACTCATCCAGGAAGTCTTTCAGGATGGCCGCTGCGCGCTGGTTGGCAATGCCGCCGATTTCTGCCCAGCGCTGTTGAGGTAAGAACGTATTATGGGGCTCGTTCTGATGTTCTTGGCGAATCTCGATGCGATCCTGATACAGCGCCTGAGCCAGGTGGCGCACGTCTTCGATCACGCTGGGTGCTACGGGCTTCTGGTTCATGGCATTTTTCTCCGTGCGGCGCTCATGATGCCACCGCCACAACGAACGGGAAGTTTGCGCAGGTGGCCCAAACTAGCAGGCCCGCGATGACGGCGAAGAACAAAGATTCAACGCCGGCCTTGCCGCTCCAGCCAATGCTGCCGAAGAACACTACGCCCGTTGCGACGCACGCAGCGATGGTAATGATCAGGAGAACAAACCAGCCGAAGATGATCATGACTTCACCGTCCCGCCGACTGCCTCGATGGCGGCCTTGCAAGCCTCTACACCGATGTCGAAGTAATAACCATCGCCGCTCATGTCGCCTTCCTTCGGCAACTCCACCACCATCCGCTCACGCGACAAGCCCCACGCCCACCAGGCGATCGCCACCTGAGGGTCATCGTAGCTGTCGCCGCACCGCGTCAGGCACTCGACGCGGATCTCGACCTCGAGGAAGCCCGACTCCTTGAAGCGCTCGATGATCGCCGCTTCGAAGCCTGGGCGCAGTTGTTCGCGCTGTTCTGGTGTCATGATGGATCTCCCAGGCCGGCAGGAATGGTTTTCAGGATTTCGCGAACGATGCTCTCTGCCTGGTTGTGGTCGATTAGCGCGAACGCCTTCTCAGCTTTGTCCCACTCGGTGCCGTCGGCGTTCTTATTGAACGTGAAGGCAGTCGAACAAACGCCAAGGCCTTCAGGCTTGAAGTACAGGCGGACTTCAGGACCATCGTCCTCATCGTCCAGCTTGACCAGCACCTGACCAAGGTCGTCGAAGGTGAATAGCTTGGCAAAATCGCTCATGACCGTTTCCCCATGCGAATATCGCCAGACATCGACTTCACGTTGCCGGCCACGTCGCCACACGTCACATCGCCCGACATCGTGGTCACGCCACCGGTGACGGCGCCGCAATCGACGTCGCCGCTCATGGTCTTGACGTCGCCGACGGTGCCATTCACCTCGACCTTGCCGACGGTGCAGTCCAGGCGATCGACGTCGCCCGTGATGCTGATGCTGATCGGCCCGACCAGCTTGCCGTCCTGCAGGACACCATCGACGAATACCTGGTCGCCGTTGATGGTGACCGACGTCCCGGAGAACGATCGGCCGTCGATGGTGATCGACGAGCCGGCCTTGAGTAGAGCGCGGAATATGTCTTTCAAAAGTAACTCCCCTTCGGTTCCCACTTATCAGCCTTCTTGATCAGAGCGCGGAACGAATCGCGACCAGATCGACTCAGGTGCTTGCGGTTGGTCTTGTACCAGTCCTCAAGAATGTCGGCCGGCGTCTGCGCCTTGACTGGTGCGTTGCGCGCCCGGTAGCTGCTCGAACTGGACAATGCCCCGTGATAACCGGAACTCATGTAGACCCCACGGTGTGCGTGGCCTTGAGTCTTGAGTGTATCAGCTTCTGTCTGTGACTTTACAGCTATACCATCAGGATATTTGGCGGTGAAACGTGAAAATAACAGTTCGGCCAGGGGTTCTGGCGTGTCGTAGTTGGCGTATTCCAGATCCGGTGCGCCGTCCTCGATCAGCTTGGCGACGAGATCCTGGTCCTCGATGGTGAACCAGGCGTCTTTCACGCGGAACTTGAGGGTCACGTCACTGACGGTCTGGCGATCGCGCTCGAGCTGCATGTGCTCGGGTAGGAAGTCGTAGCCGTAGTTCATGTTGGTTTTGCACACGAACAACCCGCCGACATACAGCTTGCCCGGGCGACTCGGCAGAATGCTGCACGTCTCAGTGCCGATCACGTCCTTCATGGGCGGCTGCATGCGCAGGCAGGAATCACGGATAGCCTCTTGCTCATCCTCGGCCAGGTTGTTGACCATGAAACAGATGCCGGTGTCGGGAAACGGATTCTCCGATTCGACGATGGTCAGCAGCTCGGTGTCGAACTGCTCGCTGTGCTCGAACACTGGCGTCCACAACTTATCGCCGTTGTAGATGCTTGGCTGTTTGCCTTCGCGCTCAAGCACCAGCAGCGCCAGTTTGTAGCCTTCGCCGAAGCAACCAATCTTGCTGGCCTGGTCGGCTTTGCTGGATGAGCCGAGGATCAGCGTGCGCGCGTCGAGGGTGTCGTAGCGGCTGGTGATGCTAAACTGATCACCCTCGAACGAGTACTCGAACGGCGAATCGCTGTCCAAGGCGTTCTGGATGAATTCGCGCACCGCTTCGAGCACGCCCCAGTTGCTGACGTAGTTGCGGGACATCGACAGCTGATAGCGGGTATCTGGCATCAGGTCCATTACCGTGACTCCTGTTCGTCGCGGATGAACACAACGCGCTCGTGGCGATCGGCAACGACCTGAAGCGCTGAAAAGGTGGTTCCGGATTGAATCAGGTAAACGCACGGGATGCTGGCGAGATCGGATCTGGGCGCAGAATTAAGAAGCGATTGCAGGCCGGGCATGATGGCCTTGATGAACGTTGTTTTCCCGGCTCCTGTTCCTCCGCGGACTACGACCTCGAGCGCGTTACGCGGCAGGCCACGGCCAGTCATGAAGTCTTTAACTGCCCATTTGTAATCCTGGTCGCGGCGCTCCTGGGTGCGCTCGCCGAGTTCCAGTTCCACCAGGGTGATCAAGGCAGTGGCCGAGTCACAGAGGGATGCGCCACCATTCAGCTGGTTGCGCATCATCATGACCATTTCAGCGTTCATGCTGCGGCCATTAGTCTTGGCGCGGGCAGCGATTTCATCGCGCATCCCATCGGGCATGCGAAGGACGAATTTGTCAGCGGTGCGGGAATCGTAGGACATGGGTGATTACTCGGGTTAGGCGTTTTTGACAGAGCCGCAATGCGGGCAGTAGGGCAGATCGATAGAGCGGGCCAGGAGACAGTTGTCGCACTGAACGATTCCGGCTTTCTTCCGATCACGGTCCGCCTTGGCGGTGTCCTTCAGCATCTTTGCCTGGGCCTTGGCATGCACCTTGTCGATCCGGCGGCGCGCGACTTCAATCTGGTTGGCGGCGTGGCGCGGCTCGTCAATCTCCCACGGCGGACGGCGGTCGATCGGCAGCTTCTCGCCGGTTTCCACCAGGCGGCGAATCTCGGCGACCAGTTCCTCGCTGTCGGCTAGGCGTTCGAACTTGCGGCCAAGCGCCGGCGTAGCCTGGGCGGTCAGGTCCTCGGCATGCTCGAACAACGTCCAGCCGATAGAATCGCGGCCAATGCAGAAGAAGTGACGACCTTCTACCGTGATGGCCCGCTCTCTGCTGCTGAGTCGGGTGAAGACCATTCCGGCCATCTTGACCGGTCGGTATTTGGATTCGGTGTCGGTCATTGACCTGGCTCCTGCAGGGTGGTTGGTATAGCGGCACGGAAGCGCGACGGGCTCCAGTCGCACACTTCATCTTCTGGGATGTGACCGAACATCATGGTGCAGCGACGGCAGTGCACGCAGTCGGCGCACGTATTTCCTTCGGGCAGGTTCATGCGGTCGGTGTCGTTAGGCGCGCGGCGCATCGGTTCTCGTTGGCCGCTCATTCAGCACCGCCCAGGATTTCCAGTTTCATTGCTTCGGCCATTTCCAGCACGGTCGCATTCGGCACGGTGACAGCGCGAACCTCAAGATCATGCGGCGTTGTTGATTCGCCGTGCGCGATCGCCGTTGCGCAGCGGTATGGGTTGTGGATGCCCAGACAGATTTTCGGCTCCAGCTTGATCGGCAAGGATGGCAAAAGGAAGGTGTCTACCAGCTTGACCAGCAGGCGCTGAGACAGGCCAAGCTTGGTTTTTCCGTACTTGTCCCAGACTTCGCCAAGGTCGATGTCATAACCATTGTCCTCGAGCAGATCGTCGAGCAGGTCGCCATCGTTGAATCCGAACTTGCTGAACAGGCAGTCGGCGGCCAGACGCACGTCCTGAGGAGGCGGCACGAGATACCCCTGTTTGATCAGGTCGGCCATGCTCGGGCCTTGGATCTTGGCGTCGAAGTCAGGACCGGCGCCGGTTGGCATGGTGCGCGTGATGCGACCTACTTGCTGTAAGTGCAGCGCCAGCGATGGTCCGCCAGGTGGCGGCAGGGTGTAAACGACGCCAGGATCGTCAATGCCTGCTGCGAATACATGGCGGCGGATCGTTTGTGGTTGTGGCCCGCGGGACTCGAGCGACCAATCGCGTTCGATCTGGCTGTGGATCCTGGTACCGTATGCAGCGGCATCATCACCATGCTCAATGATGAGCGACGAACCATTTTCCAGTGCGATCCTTTTCATGATCACTGTTTTTCCGCCTTCGGTGTCTACGCCGAAGGTAAACGGTAGCGCGCCCTTCTTGTGGCCCTTGATCGCCTTCTTCAGCATCTTGCGTTGCATGTTCCGGAGTTTCATGGCTGTGTCCTGTTTGGTGACTCGATAACTGAACATTACACGTCCTGATGCAATGGCGCAAGCATGGCGTTGCGCCTTTCATTCGCCACCATCATAGGGCCCGACCTGTCGTGACGCTAACGTCGCGTCAAACTTCCCAGGTCACGACTATGTCCTCCAAACGCCGCGACACCGCATCTCAGATTGCTTTCGATCTTGGCGCCCCGCCAGATGAGCGGCGCGACGCGAACACGCAGATGCACAAGGCCCATGCGCCGACTTTGCGGTCTGAGTTGATCCCGGCCGAGGATTTGCAGCCGGTTTTCGATCACATCCTGCGGGACATCGAAGACCAGCAGATGCAGAAGGCCACGCGCACGCTGATCCCGTTCCCGGGCAAACATCGCCCAGGCCGCGGCATGACGTCGGTGGACATCGACGACTTCCAGGTGCAGATCAATGGCGACTGGATGGACAAGCCTGGCGCGATCGACCACCAGATGCTGCGGGCCATGGTTGACCAGACGCCGATCCTGAACGCGGTGATCATGACCCGGTGCCGCCAGGTGCAGCGCTTCTGCCAGGTTCCGGAGGATGGCCGGGGCCCGGGCTTCGTCGTCCGCCACAAGGACAAGAACCACAAACCGAACAAGCAGGAACAGGACAGCATCAACCTGTTGCAGGACTTCTTCATCAACTGCGGCTGGGAGTTCGACCCGCGCAAGCGCAAGCAGTTGAAGCGCGACACCTTCCCCCAGTTCATGCACAAACTCGTGCGCGACAGCCTGACCCTGGACGCCGCTTCGATCGAGACGGAGATGAAGAAGGATCGCAAGCTGGGCATCGACGGCATGTACGCGATCGACGGCGGCACGGTCAAGCTGTGCACTGAGAATGGGTATGAAGGCGACGACGAGATCTACGCGGTGCAGCTGGTCAACGGCGCAGTCCGGACCCTGTACAGCTACGACGACCTGATCTACGAACCGCGCAACCCACGCTCCGACATCATGGCGGCCGGCTATGGCCTGGCGGAAACCGAGCTGCTGATCAAGGTGGTGACCGGCTACCTCAACGCCATGACCCACAACACCAAGTACTTCGACAGCAACGCGATCCCGCGGGGCTTGCTGCACCTGTCCGGTAACTACACGGCGCAGGACCTGGATTCGTTCAAGCGTATGTGGAACGCCATGGTCAAGGGTGTGAACAACACCTGGGCACTGCCGGTGATGGTCTCCAGGGATCAGGAATCGCAGGCGTCGTTCGAGAAGTTCAACGTCGACGTCGACGAGATGATGTTCTCCAAGTGGATGACATTCCTCACGTCGATCATCTGCGCGCTGTACGGCATGTCGCCGGATGAAATCAACTTCGAGTCATTCAGCGCCGGGACATCCAGCCTGTCTGGCAACGACACTGAGGAGAAAATTGAGCACTCCAAGGACAAAGGCCTACGTCCGCTGCTCAGCCACTTTCAGCAGCTGCTCAGCGATTACGTGGTGCGCGACTTCAGCGACAAGTACGTGTTTCGCTTCACCGGCCTTGACGAAGAGAGCGACGAACGCCGTTGGGAATCGATCAAGCTGTCGAGCACCTGGAACGAACTGCGCGCATCCAATGGACAGGATCCAGACAAAACCCCACTCGGCGACGCGCCGGTCAACCCATCCCTGATCGGCCCATGGCTGCAACTGAACCAGCCAGCACCTGAGGCCCAACCAGGCGCCGAAGGTGGTGATGAGGAGGACTTCGGCCAGGTTCCCGCCGACGAACAAGAGCAGGCCGATAAGCAGGCTGAAAATCAGCCCCCCGCTGAAGACCAGGCAGAACAAGGCCCTGAAAAAGCCCAACCAGGTGCGAAACCCGATTTCGGCAATCCCCAGGCCGGCGACTTCGGCAAGGCCTTCGACCCGAACCAAACCGGCGCGATCGTCTTCGAGGTGGAAGCGTGAACCAGAAACCACAAGCCAAAGCCAAACCGATTGAACCTACCGATGGCCCACGGGCGCATCCGGGTGACTCCGTTTACTTCAGCCATGCCGAGCACGGCGCCATGTCGGGCAAGGTGCTGGCCGCCGGTGCCCACGGCTGCACGGTGAAGTGCGACAAAGGTCAGCACCACAAAGTGCGCTGGGCAGAACTGCACGGCCACAAACAACGTGTCGAGCGCAAGGCGTCGATCATCGACCAGGGCGAAGACGGTTCGATCTGCGAAACCGAGGACGGCAAGCGCTTCTACCTGCAGGGCAACGTCGAGCAGGACGACGACGCCACCACCAAGATGACCAAGGCGCTCGGGGCGATCGTGGCTGATCTGCGCGGCCTGGCCCCGGTCGAAGAGCTGCTGGCGAAAACCATCATCCTGGTCGGTGCCAGCTCGCGTGAGGAACTGTTGGCCAAGGCCATCAAGGGGCAACCCGGCGTCGCCTTGCAAACCACCACCGACAAAACCGGCCACGCCATCAAGCGCTGGAAGAAAACCGGTATTGAGCAGAAGGCGCCGGACAAGACAACTGATCCGGATCCGCACGACCAGCGCGGCAGCGCGAAGGGTTACGGTACTCACGACATCCAGCCAGGCCACAAGGTCAAGTTCAAGGCCGGTGAACACGCCGGTGAAGGCGAAGTGGCCGCCGTCGGCAAAGACGGCATGACCGTGACGGATGCCAGCGGTCGCGAGCACCAGGTGCACCACCACGAAGTCACGCACTCCATGCCTGGTGATGACGCGCCGAAAACTGACGTGAAAAACGAAGTGAAGGGCGATCAGGCCAAAGTCGAGCCGGACAAATTCAGCGCCGACGACTATGCCGCCGAGCATGATGATCCGGACGTGAGCGCCGATTCGATCCTCGAGCACTTCCCGGCCGACACCAAGGACCGCATCGCCGCGGCACAGGACCGGCTGAAATCGATCGAGCAGACCATCGACACGCAGAAGAAGGACGGCAAGTGGTCCGCCCAGCGCACGGTGCTGCACCACAAGATCATCGGCGAGATGTTGTCGCCTGAAGCGGTCAAGCGCGCCACGCCGGCCGAAGGGCAGAAACCCAAGTTCATCATCCTCGGCGGTCGCGGCGGCTCCGGTAAGTCGTCGTTCGACGGCACGGTCTACGACTCGAAACAGGCGATCGTCCTGGATGCCGACCATATCAAAGGCATGATCCCTGAATACGAAGGCTGGAACGCGGCTCAGGTGCACGAAGAGTCTGGAGAGATCTTCGACAAGGTCACCGAGCTGGCGCGCGCTTTGGGCTTGAACGTAGTGCTGGATAAGACGATGAAAACCGCCAAATCGGCGATTGGAGACGTCAACGCCTTCAAGGAAGCCGGTTACCAGACCGAGGCCCACTACATGCACCTACCGCGTCAGGAGGCCGCCAAGCGGGCCGTTGGCAGGTTCCTCAACGGTGGTGAGAAAGGCCGCTACGTGCCGGTCGATGTCGTGCTCTCCAATACCACCAACGAGAAAGCGTTTGACCAGGTCAAGCACCTGGTGGACGATTGGTCTTTCCGTGACAACAACGTGCCGAAGGGATCCCCGCCCATCCTGATTTCGCAGAAGGGCAAAGGTGGTGATGAGCCAGCGGCGCCGATGCAGAAATCAGATGGCCAGGCCCGTCAGCTGATTTGGAGCAAACCATGAGTATTCCCAGCGTGAAGGAACGGCCGGACCTGTACGACGAAGGTTATGACGGTCGGCCTGAAGGTAGCGAAACCTCGATCGAGACGCCGCCGGACATTCAGAAGCTGATCGACGAGCGCACCGGTGGTGGTAAGCCGGAGCCAGGGACTGAAATCCAAGACGAAGAAAACCCCGCCTAGTGCGGGGTTTTCATTTACAGCTGATCAGGCCCGAAGGCTGATGCGCTCGAAGCGCTCGACGGTCAAGGTGATGGCGGCAACGGCCTTGCGGATCTTGCGCAGCTCGGCCAGGACGTCAACGACCGGCGTGGTTTGGCGCTCCTCGGGCGGTGCTGGCGGCGGCGTGGCAACCGCGTGGAACGGCACAATCTTCTTCACGGTCGGACGCACCGGCTCCGGCTCAGCCTGGTCCAACTCCACCGGATCGAACTGTTTCGCCCGCACCGAACCTTCCCGCGGCAGACCAAGCGACGGTGCCGAGATGACGTGTTTGTTCTTCGGGGTGGCGCCGCGGGTCTTCTTCTCGGGCTCGAGCTCGAGGATACGTTCCTGGCTCAAGTCGATATCGCGGTGCTCGCCGACGGCATTGCCAGCGTAATCCAGGACAGTGACTGCGTTCCCCTTGGCGAGGAATGCAGCCATCTGTGCGGTGAGGTCTATGGTTTCAGACATGATGGTCAGCTCCGTGTTGGTCTGACCATCTTGGCGTCACGTCTTTTCGGGAGGGATAGATAATCCGAGGGATGCAGCACGGCGTCTGGCCTTACTGCCGTATCCAGGACTGAAGAAATCATCATCCTCCGTAGCCGTTAATCCAGAGTAGTGCGTCAGCGGTGGCGCACTCAGGTCCGGCATGCAGTCCTCAAGATCTTCCAGGCCATGGCGCTCCAAATCGGTCATGCGCCGCTGGGGAAAGTCATCCCGGCGCCGGCGCCAGGTCTGCCAGAAGGCACCGCCCATGCCTGAGCCGGTGAGCTCACTGTAAAAATTGCCATCCTCGGCGTTGTAGTAGACGTCTTCCGGCACCGGGTGATCGGCCTTCGGCATGTCCAGGTAGTAGATCGGGCAATCGAAGCGGCCAGAGTTTTTGCGCTTCACCTTGGCGAACATGTGCGTGCCCTGGCGCATGTTGCGCAGGTCGGCGGAGATGATGAAGCCGAACAGCTTCGGCACCTGGTCGCCATGCTCCTGGAAACGGTGCAGACGGTCGATTACCGATTGCAGCTCGGCCCGATCGACCAGCACTGTTTTCTGGTTTTCCTGGTAGGCCTTGGACAGTTCGGCGCGCAGGTAAGTAAGGTCGATCATTCTTCTTGTTTCCGGGTGGTGGCCATGACGATCGCTTGCACGACGGAAATGGCATTGTCTTCTGTTGGGTCGGCGCTGAAGTCCTGAAGCATGTCATGGACGTGCGGCAGGTCTGAAATCTCCTGAGCGCCTTCCCAGTCCGGCTCGGCATGGCGGGCCGACTCTTCGATCAGCAAGCGCTCGAGTTCCTGGTCGATGCAGGTCAGGCAGACATAACCGCCCATTGGGTCAACGCGCAATGGCGTATGCTTGTGCTTGCCGCATCCGGCACAGTTGGTGGACTGGCTGGAAAAGTAAGTGAGTTGTTGCGGGGAACGTTCGAGGAAGCGGACCGCCTCGCCTACGTCTGAGTTCAAATGCTCGTGATACCAACGATCCAATGGCGTTTGGTCGATCTTCTTGAGCAGCATCAGAAGCCGTTTGCGCTCGGCCTGCAAGCCAGCCACGTAGGCGTCCAGTTCTACGCGTAGCGGAACAGGCTCGACTGGAACGGCCTGGCTCGCCGCACACGGACCGTCGTGGCCTTTTGCGCGTGAACAGGTCCAACCTGGCGGTGGAACGTCGCATTCGCCCGTGTTGGCCTCGCTCAATCCTCGCAGATACCCGCGCTGTTCCGTCGCATCTAGGTCGACCGGCTGCAGGTAGATTTCAGCGCTACCGTCCTCGGCACACATGTCGTTGGCCTCAGGGCAGGCGAACAGGACCAGGCCGGCCACTTCCAGCGCAGCAATGCCGCCCTCGAGCGTCCATTCGATGTAGATCCCGTCTTCGCCTTCGCGGGTAACTCCAACCGCTTCGATGGTGATCGGCTCCTCGACTTCCGGCTCCGCACAGGCATCCTCGCGCCATTTGAGGATTTCAGCGTGGCTGAAATACATGCCTTCAATGAGGACAAAGTCTTTGCCATGTTTCGCATAACCCGCATCAAGCACAGCCTCGGCCAACGAATACAGCGAGCTGCACGGCACGGCCTGCATGATGTCATGCAGTGGTTTTACTGCTGCATGACGTCTTTCTGTTTTGTCGCTCATTGATTCAGCTCCTTGACCTTGTCGAGGCAGGCGTTCCACTGCTTATTGCTGTGTGATTCAAGGCCTGCTGGAATTGACACGCGATACGGTGGCAGAACCACCGATACCGGCGCGGGCTGCGAGGTGTAGAGCGCGTGCACTTCGGCCTCCATAGGGTGACCACTGAGAGCTGTACGCAAGTGAACCTCGGCGTTGTGCTTAGTTGGAAACAACCAGCTCCCGTAGCGCCCTTCTCGGAAGGTCCCGAATCCTACCGGCTCACCCTGCTCACCCTGCCCACCCTTCAGCCGCGAAACCGTATCGTTCAACTCGTTGTTCTTGTTGCGCATCGTTTCTACGTCAGCCGTCAGCCGTGCAATGGTGGCTTGCAGTTCCTCACTCTCGTCGTAGAGCTTTGTCAGGGCGTCTTCAACATCAGACACCGACTTGGCGTAAACCTCGTGGCCGTCACCGTCACCCGGCACAACGTCCAGCATGATGTTCGTGACGCTGAGGGCTTGCAGTTCGGCGAGTTCGGGCGGGGCGGTGTAGAGGGGTTCCTCCGGCACATCGTCCAGCAAGTCTTTCAAATAGCTGGCTACTCGCGAGCACTCTTCCCTGCTGCTGAAATCGACATAGCCGAAGCCATACCACATATGCCCGCGAGCATGCTCTGGTAGTTGATACGCCACCGGCTGGCGCTCGACGACAGGGGCGGCGATCCCGTTACATGCGGTGCAAGTATGACCAGTGCCGTCGTATTCGATGCCTGTGCCATTGCAGGTCTTGCACGCTTCAATTTTACTGCTCATTCGCTTGCTCCTTAAATCGTGCAACTCTCTTGGAAAGCAGCAGGTCGTTTTCATCGCAAACTTTAACGTCACCCCACCGCAGGCCGTCCATGATCGCCAATGCTTCTGCCGATGCTAGACCGCCGCGCTCAGCAAGGCGTTTCAGGCTTTGTCCGTGGTTCCTCATGGCCTGCGCGTCATTGAGCATTGCCATCGGCATGCTGCTCAGATACTTACTTTTCATGATCGGCATTGACTCGCGGCTCATTCGCTTGCTCCCGATTCGGTGGGTTTGTTCTTCTCGATAGACTCTGCTAGCCAGCGCTGTAGCGATTCCTCGTAAATGGTTTCGCCCTCGCAGTGATCCAGCAGGTAGCCAACGAATTGATCGAACACCT